ATGGGCCGGGACGATCAGAAGCCTGGCGAACCTCCGGCAAAGCCGGTGTGGCTCGTTCTTGGTGGCCGCGGCGCCGGCAAGACGCGAACCGGCGCCGAATGGGTCAAGGGCATGGCCCTTGGGCAGATGCCGTTTTCGACGACACCAACCGAGCGCATCGCCCTCGTCGGCGAGACGCAGGGGCAGGTCCGCGACGTGATGGTCGAGGGCGTCTCCGGGCTGATGGCGATCCACACCCGCTGGGAGCGCCCGACCTGGTTCCCGTCGCGGCGGCGGCTGGAATGGCTCAACGGCGCGATCGCGCAGGCCTTCTCCGCCGAGGACCCCGAGGCGCTGCGCGGGCCGCAATTCGCCGCCGCCTGGTCCGACGAACTGGCGAAATGGCCGAACCTTCAGGAGACCTGGGACATGCTGCAATTCGGACTGCGCCTCGGCGAGCGGCCGCGCCAGATCGTCACCACGACGCCGCGCCCTTTGCCGCTGATCAAGCGGCTGATGACCGAGGCGCATGTCGCGGTCAGCCGCGCGGCGGCGCAGGCCAACCGCTTCAACCTCGCGCCCGATTTCGTCCGCAGCATCACGGAAGCCTATGGCGGCACGCGGCTCGGCCGGCAGGAGATCCAGGGCGAGATCGTCGAAGAAAGCGCCGATGCGCTCTGGTCGCGCGCCATGATCGAGGCCTGCAGGGTGCAAGTCGCGCCGTCGCTGGCGCGCATCGTCGTCGCGGTCGATCCGCCGGCCTCGTCCTCGGCGCGCGCCGATTCCTGTGGGCTCGTCGTTGCCGGCATCGACCGCAACGGGATCGGTCATATGCTGGAGGACGGCACGGTGTCGGGCGCCCGCCCGCATGAATGGGCGGCAAAGGCCGTCGCGCTCTATCGTCGCTTCGAGGCCGACGCGCTTGTCGTCGAAGTCAACCAGGGCGGCGAGATGGCGACCTCCGTCATCCGCGAGGTCGATCCCGAGGTGCCGGTGACGGCGGTTCGGGCGACGCGCGGCAAATATCTCAGGGCCGAGCCGGTGGCGGCGCTCTATGCGCAGGGGCGCGTCCGTCATGCAGGGCGTTTCCCGATGCTCGAAGATGAGATGTGTGACTTCGGCCCGACCGGGCTGAGTTCGGGCCGCTCGCCCGACCGGCTCGACGCGCTGGTCTGGGCGCTGACGCATCTGATGCTCGCGGCGAAGGGACGGCCGCGGGTCAGGGGGATTTAGCGCCCGGCTGCCGACGCTTTCGACGCTCCAACAGCGAGATTTCCATGCTCAACTTCCTTCGCAACCTGCGCGGCGCCGCCGCGCCGGACCAGAAGCGCTCGCGCGTCGGACCGCTGATCGCTCTCCACGAGGCCGGGCGGCCGGTCTGGACGCCGCGCGACTACACCGCGCTGGCCCGCGAAGGCTACGAGCGCAATCCGGTGGTGCATCGCTGCGTCCGGTTGATCGCCGAAGCCGCCGCGCAGACGCCGCTGGTCGCCAAGGTCGAGGGCCGCGAGCTGCCGGAGCATCCGGCGCTGGCGCTGGTCGAGCGGCCCAATCCGCGCCAGGGCGGCATCGCCTTCCGCGAGATGCTCTATGGTCATCTGCTGGTCGCCGGGAATGCCTATGTCGAGGCGGCCAGCATCGGCCGCGAGCCGCGCGAGCTCCATGCGCTCAGGCCCGACCGGATGCGCCTGGTGCCGGGCCGCAACGGCTGGCCGGAAGCTTACGACTACACCGTCGGCGGCGACACCGTTCGTTTCCGGCAGGACGAGGCCGGTATCCCGCCGATCCTGCATCTGACGCTGTTCCATCCGGTCGACGACCATTACGGCCTGTCGCCGATCGAGCCCGCCGCCTGCGCGCTCGATATCCACAATGCCGCCAGCAACTGGCACAAGGCGCTGCTCGACAATGCCGCGCGGCCTTCCGGAGCGCTGGTCTATGATGGACCCGACGGCGCCGGGCTCAGCGAGACCCAGTTCGAGCGGCTCAAGGCCGAGCTGGAGGAGAGCTTCCAGGGTGCGCGCAATGCCGGCCGGCCGTTGCTGCTGGAGGGTGGGCTCGACTGGAAACCGCTCTCGCTGACGCCGGCCGAGCTCGATTTCGTCGCGGCCAAGGGGGTCGCAGCACGCGAGATCGCGCTCGCCTTCGGTGTGCCGCGCTTGCTGCTCGGCATCCCCGGCGACAACACCCACGCCAATTTCGCCGAGGCGAACCGCGCCTTCTGGCGCCAGACCGCGATCCCGCTGGTCCGGCGCACGGCGCAGTCGCTGGCGCAATGGCTCGGGCCTGCCTTCGGCGACGACCTCACGCTCAAACCCGATCTCGATGCGATCGAGGCTCTTGCTGACGAGCGCGAGTCGCTGTGGCGCCGGCTCGCGGCCGCGACCTTCCTCAGCGACGACGAGAAGCGCGAGGCGGTCGGCTACGGCCGTGCCGCGCCAATGGGGGAGGGCAAGCCATGAATGCGCTCGAACAGATCGTCACGGCCTTCGTCGGCCGCGGCGATGTCGGTCATCTCGGGCTCCTGCTCTGGGCCGGCTCGGCCTCGGCCTTCGCCTATGCGGTGATGCGCGAGCTGACCGCCGCCAACCGGCGCTTCGACGAATTCGTCCGCGAACTCAACCGCTTCAACGCCCGACATGAGGGAGACCAGCCATGAGGCATGTCAGCGAGGCCAAGCCGTCATCGAACGGAGCGGGCAGGGGTCAGGCAAAACCCGCAAGGCCGGCGCCGGGCGCCGAAGCCTTCGGCCGGTTCGTGCGCAACCTGGCGCGCCTCGAAGGCAAGCCAGGCGCCTCGCGCAAGGACAAGGAGGGCCACCGGTGAGAATGTCCTTCGGCACATCGCCCTTCGCACGGGAGGCCAAGTTCCTGGGCGAGCCGCCGACGCGGGTCCGCCTCGACGGCCTGTTCGAGGGCTATGCCAGCCTGTTCCGCATCGCCGATCTCGGCAAGGACGTGATCGAGCCCGGTGCCTTCCGCGAGAGCCTGGTCCGGCGTGGGCCGTCCGGCATCAAGCTGCTCTGGCAGCACGATCCGGCCGAGCCGATCGGCCGCTGGCTCAGCCTGATCGAGGATTCGCGCGGGCTGTTCGTCCGGGGCCAGCTTTCGCTGGCGGTCGGCCGCGCCCGGGAGATCCATGCGCTGATGCGGGAGGGGGCGGTCGACGGGCTCTCGATCGGCTTCCGGCCCGAAAAGGCGCGGACCGAACCGCGCAGCGGCCTGAGGCGGCTCGAACGGGTCGATCTCTGGGAGGTCTCGCTCGTCACCTTCCCGATGCTGCCGCAGGCGCGCGTCTCCGCCGTCAAGGCGATGCCGCGCCAAGTGAACTTCCGTCCCGTCGTCCACGCCTGAAAACCATCCACCCGAGGAGAGACCATGACGACCCTGACACACGCTCCCGAGACCAAATCCGTCGGCACCGACGCCTCGCTGGCCTATGACGACCTGCGCTACACGCTGGAAAGCTATCGCCTGACCAACGACCAACGCCTGGCCGAGATCGAGACCCGGCGCGGCGTCGATCCGCTGACCGAGGAGAAGATGGCGCGGATGGACGCCGCCCTCGACGAGACCAAGGCCCGCCTCGACAGGATGACGCTCGACCGGGCCCGCCCGGCGCTCGACCGCGACGGCCCTCGCGATCCGCTCGTCGCCGAGCACAAAGCGGCCTTCGCGGCCTATGTCCGCAACGGCGAGGTCGGCGGTCTGAAGCGGCTCGAATCCAAGGCCCTCTCGGCCGGCTCCGGCCCCGATGGCGGCTATCTCGCGCCCGCCACCGTCGAGACCGAAATCCTGCGGCGGCTTGCCAACGTCTCGCCGATCCGCGCCATCGCCACGGTGCGCACCATCTCGTCGGGCACCTACAAGAAGGCGTTCTCGACCACGGGGCCGGCCTCGGGCTGGGTCGCCGAGGCGGCGGCGCGACCACAGACCGGCACCACGACGCTGGCCGAACTCTCCTTCCCGGCGATGGAGCTCTACGCCATGCCGGCGGCGACGCAGACCCTGCTGGACGACGCGATCGTCAACATCGACCATTGGATCGCCGAGGAGGTCGAGAGCGCCTTCGCCGAACAGGAGGGCGCAGCCTTCGTCGCCGGGGACGGTATCGACAAGCCGAAGGGCTTCCTGGCCTATCCTACGGTGGCCGAGACGAGCTGGAGCTGGGGCAATATCGGCGTGCTCAACACCGGCGTCGCCGGCGCCTTCGCGTCCTCGAACCCGTCCGACATCCTGGTCGACCTCGTCTATGCGCTGAAGGCCGGCTATCGCCAGAACGCCTCCTTCGTGATGAACCGCAAGACGCAGGCCGTCGTCCGCAAGTTCAAGGACTCGACCGGGCATTATCTCTGGCAGTCGCCTGCCTCGGTCGGTGCGCCGGCGACGCTGATGGGCTTTCCGCTGGTCGAGGCCGAGGACATGCCCAACATCGCCGCCAACGCGGTCGCGGTCTCCTTCGGCGATTTCCGGCGCGGCTATCTCGTTGTCGACCGGGCGGGCGTGCGCATCCTGCGCGATCCCTACTCGGCCAAGCCCTATGTGCTGTTCTACACGACCAAGCGGGTCGGCGGCGGCGTTCAGGACTTCGCCGCGATCAAGGGGCTGAAGTTCGCCGTGTAAGGCGCGTCAGCGCGAGAACCACCAGCTATAGCCGGCCGGCGGCGGAGGCTCCGAAACTCTGCCGCCGGCGCCGAGCGCGAGCAACCTCGCGCTCGATTCCGAGATCCAGCTGCGATGGTCGCTGACCGGCGTGATCGCGGTGAAGCCGCCGCAGATGCGCCGGACGCGCGAGTTCAGCGGTCCGCTCGACCAGCTGATGATGCCGACGAGATCGCGGGTGTCGCCGGCACCACGCAGCACCGGGCCACCGGAATCGCCGCGGCAGGCGCCGGCACCCGGCGCCTCGCCGCGCAGCTCGGAATCGACCGCGACCTTGACGGTGTTGGCGGTGGTGTAGTTGCCGGCATTGACGAGCTGGGTCTGGCGCAGGCGGCGCGCCGTGTTCTTGTTGTCCTCGATCGCGAGGCCATAGCCCGCCATGGTGATGGTCTCGCCCTGCCAGAGACCACCGCCGAGCGTCAGCGGCTCGATGTCGCGCGGCAGCGGCGTCGCCAGCCGCAGCAAGGCGAGATCGGCGCCGGGCTGGGTGCGCGGCGTCGTGCCCGGCACGAAGCTCGGATGCGGCAGCACGGCGATGACGGAATGATTGCGGGCCCGGAAGTTGCGGTCGAGGCTGACGACCTTGACCGAGCCGCCGCCCATCAAGCAGTGCGCCGCCGTCAGCACGAGTTCGGGCGCGATCACCGCACCGGTACACAGTTCGCCCCGGCTGGTCTCGACCCTGAGCGTCGAGGCGCGCACGCCGTCGATCTCGCGCGATGTCGTACCGCCGACCACGGCGAAAGCAGGCGAAGCGGCGGCGATCGCCGACGCCAGGACGGAGCAGAAAAGACGCGATGCCATGACGCCGACCGGTGTTCGAGAATTCGGCAGTGTATGGGCTGCGGCTCGACAGTCCAGTCCCTGCATCAGCGGCCGATTGTCCAATTGGCGCTTTCACCCCAGTTCGACAGGGTCCGGTCGATCCAGCCGCGCTGCGGCGCGACCAGGACACCCTGGCTGAGCAGGCCGCAGCTTTTGCCCGACGGGCCGGTTGACCAACTCGTCACGGCGACCACGCCATCGGGCAGAAGCATCGGCCCGCCCGAATCGCCCTGGCAGGCGCCGGGGCCGGGCTTCTTGCCGGCCCCGGTCGGGTCGGCGGCCCAGATCAGGATCTTGCCGGGGCCGTAAGGCTCGACCGTCGACAATGCGGCCGAGCGGTAGGTGCCGGTGGTGCGCGCCTCGCCCTCGCGTGAGACGCCGTAGCCCGCGAGCGTCACGGGCGAGCCGGCGCGCGGCAACGCGCCGTCGATCAGCGATGCTGGCGCGAAGCGGCCCGGCAGGGCCCTCGTCATACGCAGCAAGGCGAGATCGATCGAGCGGCGTCGGTTGGCGACCGCGTCGCCGTTGTATTCGGGGTGGATCGCGACTGCGACGGGTGAGACCAGCACCGGCTCGTCGCTGCCGGCTTCCTTCCAGTGCAGGCGAATCTCGACATTGCCCGCCGCACAATGGGCTGCCGTCAGCACGATCCGCGGCGACAGCACGATGCCGGTGCAGACGCCGCCGCGCGCATTGAGAACCATCAACGTCGCGGCCGCGGCCGGCCCGCCATCCCTGCCGCCGACCACGGCGCCGGCCGGCTGAGCCGCCAGCATCGCGGCGAGCGCGAAGCCGGTCGCCGCCATCCATCTCGTGACGCTCATCGCGGCGCTCCTCTGCCTTGGGAGCGCTGGATAGCGCGTCGCCTTGCCGAATTGAACCCCGCATCGGAGCGACCATGACGCCGCTTGCCCTGACGCCGCCGGCCGTCGAGCCGGTTTCCCTGACCGAGGCCAAGACCTATCTGCGCATCGACCAGTCCGACGAGGATGGGCTGCTCGGCACGCTGATCACCGCCGCCCGGCTGATGATCGAGGCGGCCTCCGGCCGGATGCTGGTCGACCAGACATGGCGCATCGTGCTCGATCGCTGGCCCGACGGGGGCGAGATCAGGCTGCCGCTGTCGCCGGTCAGCGCGATCGTCGCGGCGCGGGTCTATAACGCGAACGGGGCGGCCCAGGCCGTCTCGGGAAGCGCGCTCGTGCTCGACTGGCAGGCCGATCCGCCGCTGATCCGCGTGGTCGCGACCGTGCCTGCCGCCGGGCGGGACCGCAGCGCCGTCGAGATCGACGTCACCGCCGGCTATGGCGCGACGGCCGCCGCCGTGCCGGCGTTGCTGCGCCAGGCGGTGCTGCAGCTCGCGGCGCGCTGGTTCGAACTGCGCGGCGACGTCGTCGGCCAGGATGCGGCCGTCCTGCCGTCCGGCATCATGGCGCTGGTCGCGCCGTTCCGCCGGCGCAGGCTGTGATGGCGCGCTCCGATCGCGACGGGAGCGTCGGCGCGTTGCGCCGCCGGCTCGTCCTGGAGGCGCCGGTCGCGACGCCCGACGGTCTCGGTGGCCGGACGCAAATCTTCCAGACCGTGGCCGCGCTCTGGGCACAGGTCGAATGGCTCGGCGGCGGCGAGCGCTGGCGGCTCGGGCGGCCGGAGCAGGCCGGCAGCCATCGCATCACCCTGCGCTGGCGCGCCGGCGTCGACGCCGGCCAGCGCCTGCGCGACGGGGCCCGCCTCTTCGACATCCGCGCCGTCGCCGATCCCGATGGCGGGCGACGGCGGCTGGTTTGTCTCGCCGAGGAGATCGCGCCATGAGCGATCCGATCCTGGCGCTGCGCAGCGCGATCCAGACCCGCCTGGCCGCAGACGCGCCGCTGACGGCGTCGATCGGGGCCGGGCGCATCCATGACGAGGCGCCGCGTGCTGCGCGCGGCGTCTATGTCGTCCATGGCGATGTCGATGCGCAGGACTGGTCGACCGGCACCGAGAATGGCTGCGAGCAGGACGTCGCGCTCGTGGTCTGGGCCGGCGAGAGCAGTTCCGCGCGGCAGGCGCTGGAGGCGGCGGCGCTGGTCGTCGCGGCGCTCGATGATGCGGCGTTGTCGCTGTCCGGGCACCGGCTGATCAACCTGCGCTGGCGCTCCAGCCGGCTGGCGCGCGAGCGCCGCGACGGGCTGCCTTTCGTCACCATCCGCTTCCGCGCCGTGACCGAACCACTTTGACACTCATTTTTTGACGAGGAGACGCCGATGTCGGCACAAAAGGGCAAGGACCTGCTGCTCAAGGCGGCCGATTCCGGCGGGACTTACGTCACGGTCGCGGGGCTTCGCGCCCGCCAGATCGCCTTCAACGCCGAGGCGGTCGACGTCACCCATTCGGAATCCGCCGGGCGCTGGCGCGAGCTTCTCGCCGGGGCGGGGATGCGCCGTGCCAGCATCAGCGGCGCGGGCATCTTCAAGGACGAGGCCTCCGATGCGCTCGTGCGGCAGATCTTCTTCGACGGCGTCATCCGCAACTGGCAGGTGATCGTGCCCGATTTCGGCACGATCACCGGGCCGTTCCAGCTTTCGAGCCTGGAATATCGCGGCGACCACGCGGCCGAGGTGACCTTCGAGCTCTCGCTCGAATCCGCCGGCCTGCTCGCCTTCACCGCGCTTTGAGGAGAGACGCCATGGCCAACCGCCACCGGGGTGAGACGGCGCTGTCCGTCGATGGCGAGAGCCTGCCGATGCGGCTGACGCTCGGCGCGCTCGCCGAACTCGAGGACGCCTTCAGCGTCGACAGCCTGCCGGCCTTGGGCGAGCGCTTCGCCTCGGGCAGGCTTTCGGCCCGCGACGTGACGCGGATCCTCGCCGCCGGGTTGCGCGGCGCCGGCAGCAGCGTGAGCGATGCGCAGGTCGCAGGTCTTGCCTTCGATGGCGGCCTCAACGGCGCGATCGCCGCCGCCATCCGCCTGCTCGAGGCGACCTTCGGCGAACCGGGTGCGGCCCAGAGCGAGGCGCCGGACCCTCGGTTGCCGCCGGCCTGACGCCGCCGGCGGCGCAACCCTTTCCCTGGCGCGAGGTGATGAGCTTCGGGCTCGGCCGCCTCGGTTGGACGCCCGACGCCTTCTGGGCCGCGACGCCGCGCGAGATCGCGGCGGCTCTGCGGACGCATCGGCGCACTGTGGCGAAGGCGCCGGAACGCGCCGCCCTGGCGCGGCTGATGGCAGCCCATCCCGACGTCTGACCCGTTTTCCCAACTCTCGATGAAAGCATCGCCATGGCCGACGACGATCTCGTTTCGACTTCCCGTCTCTCCGACATGCGCTCGCTGACTTCGCTGACGACGAATCTGAGCAAGGCGTCCGAGGGCTTCGGCAAATCGATCACCAACGCCTTCGCCAAGGGCATCGTCGAGGGCAAGCGCTTCGAGGACGTGCTGCGCAATGTCGGCAAGGCGATGACCGAGAGCCTGCTCAAAGCGGCGCTGAAGCCGCTGCAGAGCAGCCTCTCCAGTCTGCTCGGCAGCAGTATCAAGGGCCTGGGCGGGCTGTTCAGCGGTCTTGGCGGCGGGCTCGGAGGAGCGGGCGCGAGCGTGCCGGTGGCGCCCTTCGCCGATGGCGGCGTCGTCGCCTCGCCGTCCTATTTCCCGATGGGACGCGGGCTTGGCCTGATGGGCGAGGCGGGACCCGAGGCGATCATGCCGCTCTCGCGCGGGCCCGACGGCAAGCTCGGCATCCGGGGCGGCGGCGACGGCAGGCGACCGCTCGCCGTCACCGTGCAGGTGTCGACGCCCGACGCCGACAGCTTCCGCAGGTCCGAGGCGCAGGTCTCGGCCGCGATCGCGCGCGCCGTCGCCCGCGGCAGCCGGGCGCTTTAGGGGAGACATCGGCGATGAGCGATTTCCACGAGGTCCGCTTTCCGCTCGACGTCGCGCGCGGGGCGCGGGGCGGGCCGGAGCGGCTGACCCAGATCGTCACGCTGGCGTCCGGCCGCGAGGTTCGTAACAGCCGCTGGGCCCATTCGCGCCGGCGCTACGACGCCGGTCTCGGCGTGCGCACGCTCGATGCGCTGGCGGCGGTCGTCGCTTTCTTCGAGGAAAGGCGCGGCCGGCTCTACGGCTTCCGCTGGCGCGACCAGCTCGACTGCAAGAGCTGCCCGCCCTCGCAGGTGCCGACCGCCATCGACCAGACGCTCGGCATCGGCGACGGCGTGACCGCGAGCTTCCAGCTCGCCAAGGACTACGGCACGGGCGCCTCGGCCTATCGCCGGGCGATCACCAAGCCGGTCGCCGGCCAGGTCGTCGTCGCCGTGAACCGCACGGTCAAGACGCAGCCTGACCAGGTCTCCTGTGACTATACGACCGGTCTTCTGACCTTCGCCGCCGGGCATGTGCCCGCGAGCGGCGCGCTGGTCTCAGCCGGCTTCCAGTTCGACGTGCCGGTGCGCTTCGACACCGACGCGATCGAGATCGATCTTTCGGCCTTCGAGGCCGGCGAGATCCCGAAGATCCCGGTCGTCGAGATCATCGCCTGAGGAGGCCGCCATGAGAGACGTTCCGGCCGCGCTCGCGGCCCATCTGGAAGGCGGCGCGACGACGCTCTGCCGCTGCTGGAGCCTGACAAGGCGCGACGGGCTCGTGCTCGGCTTCACCGACCACGACCGGCCGCTCTCCTTCGACGGCGTGATTTTCGCCGCCGCGACCGGGTTGGAGGCGGCCGAGAGCTCCGCCGAGCTCGGCTTCGCGATCGGCGGAGGCGAGGTCGCGGGCGCCTTCGCCGCGACCGGGCTGAACGAAGCCGATCTGGCGCGCGGGCTCTATGACGATGCGCGCGCTTCGGTCTGGCTGGTGAACTGGGCCGATGTCTCGCAGCGGCTGCTGCTCGACACCGGCTTCGTCGGCGAGATCAAGCGTGGCGATCTCGGCTTCACCGCAGAGATCCGCAGCCTCGCCAAAGCCTTCGACGAGGAGCGCGGCCGGCTCTACATGCGCGCCTGCTCGGCCGATCTCGGCGATGCCCGTTGCGGCGTCGCGCTGAGCGGGGTCACGGGTACCGTGGCGAGCAGCGACGGCCGTATCGGTCTGACCGCGCCAGGACTTGGTAGCCATGCCGACGACCGCTTCACCGGCGGCCGGCTCGTCTTCATCTCCGGTGCGAACACCGGTTTCGCGACCGAGGTGAAGCGGCATTCGGCCCGCGACGGCGTCGTGGCCTTCCAGCTCTGGCAGGCGCCCCCAGTGGCGATCCAGGCTGGCGACGCCTTGTAGCGCGAACTTTCAAATGGCATCGAGCGAACGATCAAATGGCAACAGACGCCAGATTTGGTCACCCCAAGGAGTTTGCTAACAATCGTAGATATGTCGCTGCTTCAGTCAGCGGGTTCGGGCCGACCAGATCTCCTTCGAACGCGATCGTGCGAGGGCCCCTTTCTTCTACTGGCGGTCGATTAAGACGCCGCAGCAGCTCACGTTCCAGAGCGAGCATGTCTGACAAGAGGTCGCGTCGAAACTCCCCGATTACGGCCTCCCGCTTCTCGGAAGCTAACCGGCGATGGTTGTCCATCAGCTGAGCCTTCGCGCTCTCCGGCAGGCCTGCTGTAGCGGGAAAACGGTCATAGGCCAGCAGTCGGCGCTCGAGATCGATCATCCGATGAGCGAGGCGCTCTACTTCGCTGCGAATTGCGGGGCGCGTTTCTCGCTGCAGAATTTGCACTCTATCAGGTTGAGCCACGCGCTCCCGAGCTTCGAGCGACACCTGATCCACAAGCGCATCGAGTTTCTTTTCGGCAGAGCGGGCGTTCTCGACCGCTCGTCCTTCGCGCTCAACAGCTCGCTCCTCATCAAACGCGGCAACCCACCACCCGATGATTGAGAGCACCAGTGCGAGTAAGCCAAAGAGCACCTGCCAATTGGGCAGCTGATAGATCGACATTCCTGACGACAACAGCACCGTCGCAAACGGAATGATGGTGCGCGGGCGTATCCAAAATCGAGGCGCAGGGAGAAAGTTCATACTCGATCCATGATCACTAATTCCCGAACCCGCTTGGCCTTATCTGCCCCGCCCGCCTGATAGCTGAGATCAACCGTCTCGATCGTCGCCCAGCCGAACAGCGCACGGACCTCGGGCACGTCGTTCAACGTCAGGATGAAGCGGCCTTGAAGGCCCTGTAAAGCAGCACTGAGCCGCTCGAAGTCTGCCCGGTCGAATAATCCACGGCCATAGTAGTGCTCGGTGCCCCAATAGGGCGGGTCGAGGAAGAAGAGCGTCCCTTTGCGGTCCCACCGCTGGATGAAGGCGTGCCAGTCCAGGCACTCGATCCAGACGCCGGCGAGGCGCTCGTGAACGGCTTCAAGCTGCGTCGCCAGCCTGGTGATGTCGAAGCGAGCTGGGCCGGCCGTGTCGATGCCGAAGCTGCGGCCGGCCACTTTGCCGCCGAAGCTGAGGCGCTGGAGGTAGAGGAATCGGGCCGCACGCTCCAAGTCGGTTAGCGTCTCCGGATCCTGGGCGACTAGGCGCTGGAACTCGGCGCGGCTCGTCACCTGCCATTTCAGCATGTCCAGGAGTGCCTGGTAGTGGCGCTGCAGGATGCGGAACAGCGTGGCGATGTCACGCGACGCGTCGTTGATGACCTCGACCTTCGGCCGGCTCGGCCGACGCAGGAAGATGCCGCCCATTCCAACGAAGGCTTCCGCGTAGGTCGTGTGGTCAATGGTGCCGATCCGCTCAACGAGCGTGCGGGCCAGCTGCTTTTTGCCGCCGATATAGCCGGTGACGGGTGAGATGGGTCGGATGTCGTTCACGATGTCTTAGAGCCTGATAGCGCCTGCTCTGTCGCGGCCTCGCGGCCGCCGTGGCGGGCGATGTGATTTCAGTCTCGTCGAGCGGCAGATCCGCCAAGATTGCAGCCGCTGGAGCCGCAAGGCTCCCCTGTCACGTTGCTATATGCTGCTGATGGTGCATTGGCTCGGTCGGACCCGGCCAGGATCGTTCACCCCTCCGCCGGGAGGCCTTTGAGGATGCGGTTGCGGCGTATCGCCGTCAGCATCTTGCCATCGACGAGTGCCTGCATGCCGTCGATCAAGCGCTTGTCGCTGAGGTCGATGAACTGCGCTCCGAGCGCTCGATCATACCAGAGGCCCAATGCGGCATCGGCCATGGCAGCTCGCTTAATCGCAAGCTGCTCGTCCTCGGTGAAGAGATCCATGAACTGCAGGAACGAAAGGGCTGGCCTCATGCCTACCGTTTCGACCGCAGGCGGCGGGGCGAAACTTTGGCCGTCAACCACCCATCCGATCTGGACATCGTCACGATCCGGCGTTGCCGTCCAGAGCGCGGCATAGGCGTCATCGCCCCACACGACCGGCTCATCGCTTTGCAGGAGATCGACGACGACGCCGTTCTCGACTCGCACATAGTTCATCAGGCGACCTTTCGATGGCGGATGATGACGAAGCCAGCGCCGCCGGCGCCGCCGTCATAGGTGTTGGCCGCCGTGCGTGCACCGCCGGCGCCACCGGCATTTGGCGCTGCGGCCGAACCACCCGACGAGGCGGAGTTGGACGTGCCGGCTCCGCCGAAGCGACCGGGCGCGCCGTTCCCGCCATAGGCAACGCCCGCGCCGTTGCGCGAGCGGCCGGGGTGCCCGGAATTGCCGGTCGTTCCGAAGGAGTTGGAGGCCGCGCCGGTACCCGAGCCCCCGATGCCCCCAGGCTGGCCGGCGCCGGCGGCGCCGCCGGCGCAGGATAGCGTGAACTTGCCCGACACGCCGCATGTGGTCGAACCACCCGGCGCCCCTGGAGCACCGGCGGCACCGCCCGCGCCAGGCACCCCGATCGTTCCAGAGATGACATCTCCAGGAACGACGGCTTGCCCCGCGATCGTGGTCGCGCCTTGCGCCCCGCCGCCGCCGGACTGGTCAGCAGTGCCATCGGCACCCGACCCGCCCCCGCCAGCACCGCCCATGTCGATGTCGACCCAATAGACGCCGGCCGGCACCGTGTAAGACCACGCTCCAGGCGTATTGAAGACGTTCAGCGCATAGGGGTTGTTGGCGTTGGCCTGCGAGACCGAGATCAACTGATACTTCGCGCCATCGTCGACCACCTCAAGAATGTCACCCGCGAGCCAGGCATTGGCGAGCGGGTCCGCGCCAAGAAGTTTCACTGGGAAAGCGCCAGGCCCAACGTTGAGAGTGACTGCCCCGCCGGGGGCCGCAGATGCCGCCTTCAGCCGCAGCGGGGCACCAATCAGTTCAGCACGGGCCGCCGGAGCGGGGTCCAGCGCCGCAACGAGGGCATTTGACGAACCACCGACGGCGGCAACAAAGTTACTTCTCTGGCGCTGCAAGGCTTGGGCAAGCTGTGTCGTCTGGCCACTGCTGCCAACAATCCCAGCCTTCTCGATGGCGGCCATGAGTTCTTCTTGAACCTCATTGTGCCACCCTGCGGCCAGCTCTGTTCCGGGAATCCCGGCGACAGTATCCTTACCGCGAAAGCCGCGCCGGCCGCCGCCCAAATCGATCGTGTTGACACCAGTGATGCGGTCCATGTCGCCCTCAGAGGTAGCGGAAGGCGACTTCGGTATGGGCCGGCTTGGCCCTGCGAATGTCGCACTCGACGTCGGAAAGGATGATGTCGAGCAGAAGATCGCCGCATTGCGCGTCGTCGGCCTTTGCGACCGTCTCGCCGAGCAGTGCGAGTTCGACGGTCCAGCAGAACTGCTGCGGACTCTCGATTAGTTCGTCGCCAGCGACGGCGACGTCCGCCATAGAGACGCGGTTCTCGATGATGGTGATGGCGACGCCGCGCTTGGCCGCCAGCGCCACGAAATAGGGGATCGAAGCTCCGCCGCGCGCTGTCCATCGCTGATGCGCCAGGCGCCGCCGCTGCTCCAGCGACATGGTCGAGGTATCGCGGCCACAGGGGTCGGGGCCGAGCACACGTTCGAAGTCGGGCAGGAGCAATGTGGCAGTGCGGGGATCGATCTCCTCCATCATCGCCTCGGCCGTCGCCTCCAGTTCTGCGACGCCCTGCGCTAGCGGCTGGAACAGCGTCTCAAACAGGCTGACCGGCGCGTTCTGAGCGACATGCGGCCAAACCCAGCCGCGCGGCGCGTTGGCGACGATGCCGTCCTGGACCTGGTGGGTAGGGCGGCTCATGGCAGCCAGGTGATCGCGCCGCGAAGGGCGAGCTCGCGCGGGGCGCAGACGATGTCGGCCGCCGGTACCGGCAGCTCGTGCGAATACTCGCCGCTGGCGGCCGAGATCGCCTCGGAGAGGCGCGAATGCGGCAGCGTGCCGCCGATCGCCGATTCGCGCGCGAAAATGTCGTCGAGGGCGGCCGTGACGGCCGCGCGGTTGACGAGCGTGTCCGGCGTCAGCTTGATCGAGAAGGCCTGGACCTTGGGGATGTAGGCGAGGACGTAGACCTCCGCCGTCACCGGGCGCAGCGTCGCGAGATTAGCGGCGATCGCGGTGAGCTCGCCGCCGGTCGGCGCCACCGGCACGGCCGGCGTGCCCATCGCCACGACGACGGCGAGGCTGCCCGGACCGACCCAGCTCGGGATCACCGCGACCTTGCTGGCCGCGAAACTGGCCTGGACCCAGTCTGGATAGTCGAAGGCCGCGCCGCCATGGCCGGGCTCGCGGATGACGGCGAGCAGCCGGGCGAGCAGGCTGTCGTCGTCCTCCTCGGCGACGCCGCCGGCGAGCCCGCCGGCATCGAGTGTCGCCGTCTGCGGGTCGAGGCCGGCGAGGGTAGTGACGATCGGCAGCACGGACGCGGCCGGCGCGTTCGCGGCGCTGCCGCCCTCGGTCGCCTGGAGATAGAGGGTCGCCGCGCCAGTCCCGTCGAGCACGCCACCGGCGACGGTCTCGACCAGCGCGCCCGCGGGCATCCGCAGCTGCAGCCCGGCCGGAATGACGGTGGCGGCGACGCCGGTGAAGGCGGCATAGCCGACGGCCTTGGTCGACGGCCGCCGCGTCACGCCCCAGATCGAGGCGTGGCGTACCAGGTGCTCCGCCTCGGCGCTGTCCGGCATGTACTGGTCGCCCCACCAGCGCAGGTGCAGATGGGTCTCGAAGAGGCTCTCCGCATCGGTGCGGACATGGGCCGCGACCAGGCCCTTTTCAGAGCGGACGGCGCGCTCGATCGCCGCTGGCGAGACGTTCGGCTTCAGCGCTTGCAGCGCCGCCGACATCGCGGCCTCCTGGCTCTCGGCGAGGGCTTCCGGCGTCGGCAGCGGGAACGGCATCAGCCGACCCTCCGCTTCATCTCGACCGCGGTGCCGGCGACGACGCAGCGCAGCGCCAGCGTATTGCGGGCGATCCACTCCGCCGAGACCGTCGCGGCCTGGCCGAGCTCGTCCTTGGCCCAGGCCAGTGCCTCTTCCGCCCAGATCTCGGCGAAGCGGCGCGTGCTCTCGGTCTGCTTGGCCCGGTTCAGCAGCCAGATCCGCGAGCCGATCTTGCGGCCGAGCGGATCGAGCGCGTCGCCGATCCAGCCGCGGCGCGCGACGAACGAGGTCGAGGCGTTGAGCGCGTCGACGCCGTCGGGAAGCTCGTCGTCCGGCTCGGCCCGGCGGTCCGTGCCGAGCGAGATCAGCATCGGCGTCGCCGGGGTCTCGTCGAGCACGAGATCGCCGTCGGCGCCGAGCTGGAGATCGGCACGGCGCGTCTCCGGATCGAAGATCAGGGCGGCGTCGAGAAAGGCGGACATGGCGCGAAACTGACGCGCGCGCGCGAGCCGGGACAGGCCCCGAATTCGGGGCCTCAGACCGCGGGCTCGGGATCCGGCCCGACCACCGGCAGGACCGAGCAGAAGATGCCGGCGGGCGTCACCACGAGATAATGGGTGCCGACGCGCAGCTTCGCGTAGCCCGGCCGGACCACCACCCGCGGCGCGCCGGTGCCGGTGCCGATCGCGCCGACGATGCGATCCTCGGTGATCTCGCAAGTCACGGTCTTGACCTTCGACTTCACCCGCTTCGTCGAGGTCGATTCGATCGAGCCGTCGGCCTTGATGTGGGTGCGGTCGCCCTTGAGGTTGTGCATGGCGGCCTCGCCCTCGGCGAGATTGCCCAGCCGATGGCCGGGATTGGCGACCGGGATCCCGGCCAGGTCGCCCTGGTCGCCGCCGACGGCGAGCACGATCATGCTGCCGCCGGCCGGCGAGCGCGAGGCGAAGCCGAAGGGCTGCGCGATCTCGACATCGGTCCGGTCGACGTGACGGTGCACCGTCACCGACGCCGTCTGGCTGCCGCCGGCGTCGTTGGTCGAGCGCACCACGCTGCGCGCGATCATGCCGCGATAGGCGTGGGCGGTTTCGGGATCGCTCATGTCAGTGGCCTCGCGGTGCCGTCGAGCTTGCCGGAGCTCGATGTCGTCGCCTTGCCGCTGCTCTTCTTGGCGCGGCGGTCGCCCTCCGGCAGCAGGTCGTAGGCTTCGGGGCCGGTCATCCGCAGCTTGGTCTGCTCGCCGCGATCGCCATAGGACAGGCGCACGCCGGCCAGCAGCATGTCGCGTTCGATGCGGGCGAAGCTGTCCTTCACCATCGAGAGCGTGTTCGGCTTCCAGAGCTGGCCGCCGAGGCCCGCGCGGAAGCCGCGATAGACGTAATCCTCCTTGTCGCCCTTGCCGCGGCGGGTCCGCATCTCCCACTCGGCCTGGCGCTGGGCATCGAAGGCGTTGGCCTTGGTCCGCGCCATCGAGATGTGCGGGCGCCAGCGCGTCACCTCGCCGTCCCTGGCATGCCCCATCACGAGCGCGCCGGCGCCCTCGGGCACGTCCTCGTCTGCGGTCGACGACGTCGACGACGTCGCGGGCGGCGCATCGAGCGGCTCGGCGGTGGCGTCCAGCGCCGCGGTCTTGGCCCGCTTGCCGGCGTTCTTCTCCGACTGCCCCTTGACGAAATAGTCGCTGAAGCGCTCACGGCCCGAGAATGATCCGCGGGCGCGCGTGACGTTGCCGGGAAAGGCGATGTCGTCGGCGGCGCGCTCCTGGCCGGAGCGGGTGATCACGAGCGTGCCGACCCGATCGGTCGTGACCAGCACGCCGCGCTGCTTGGCGTATTTGGCGATCGCCGACAGCACGGTCTCGCCGGCCTCGACCACGCATTTGTCGAATTTCGGCCCGACGTCGACATCGGCACGGACCTTGATGCCGAAGGGCTTGCACAGCTTCTCGGCGAACTCGGTCAGGCTGATGTCGCGATATTCGTGCTTGCCGCGCGGATCGGGCGGACAGTCGACCAGGTCGCCGGTGAGATCGCGGCCGATGATCGTCACGCTGTTGCCGGAATTCCCCGCCTCGGGCAGGACGTCGTCGACCCAGCCGATCAGCCAGGTCTCCTTGTCGATCAGGATCTCGCACTTCGCGCCCCAGTCGAGCGGGCCTTCGCCGGCGACGCCGGTGGCGAAGTCCCAGCTCTCGATCGAGCGCGTCTCGTCGCGGAAGGTCAGCTCGAACGAGGCCGACAGCTCCGAGAGGTCGTGGGTCAGATCGGCGCGCACCCATTGGTCGAGCTTGCGCCCGTCGATCGCGAGCACGATTCGCCGCGTCGGTTCGCTCGCCGGGACCGCCAGCATCAGCGCAGGATCTCGATCGGGCCGACGCCGAGCGTCGCGGGATGGCGCAGGCGGTTGCGGCTGACGATGTCCTGCGCGAAGGCGATGACCTTGCCCGGCTCGTCGCCGGCGAGGTGCTGGGCGAGGAGCAGCGCCGAGGCCTGGCCGGGCGGCGTCAGCCGCTCGACCGCCGGCAGCCGGCCGATCGTCTCGGACAGGTCGATCGCGAGCTTGGCGCGCGCCGCGCCCAGCGCCCGCCACAGGCTCGCCGCCGGCGACGCCGCCTCGTTGGCGAGATCGGCGACGCTGACGGCCGAGCGCCGGAGCGCCTCGTCGAGCTGGTCGCCCCAGCCCTGCGCCTCCTGCCGGCTGACGAAGGCGATCGCCGTGACCAGGCGCACCGCCTCGGTCAGGGTCGCGACCTCGGCCGCCGCGATGACCGAGCGCTCGGGCCGGCCGCCGGCGCGCGCGGTCGCGGCGAGCGGCGTCAGTCCCGGCACGGCTTCGGCCTCGTCCGGCCGCAGCCGCCGTCCGAGATCGGCGGCGATCGTCAGCATCAGCGTGGCGCCGTCGCGCGGCTGCGGCTCGAGGATCGTCGCGGCGGCGTCGCCCGGCCCGATGCCGGAGGCCGGCTGCGGCTTGAACGGCGTCGCAAAGGCGCTTGAAAGCGCCGGCGCGATCGCCGCGAGCTGTCGGGCCGCGCTCGCCCGATCGGCAGTGGCGGTCGCCGCCGTGAAGGCCGAGCGCGCGGTCACGATCGCCGGCAGCAACGCGGCCGAGCGGCGCGAGCGCCCGGCCCAGCCCTCGGCCACCGAGATCACCGTCGCCGCGGCCGCCACGCCCTGGCTGAACAGGGCGTAGGCCAGGGGCGAGGCCGACAGCGCGGCGGTGGCGAGGGTCGTCGCGGCGGTGCCGAGGCCGGTGAGCGAGGTCAGCAAGCCAGACAGGCTGGTGCCGATCGCAGCGAGGCCGGCGGGGCCGACGGGATCGAACTCGGCATCGATGCGGGCGACGCGCAGCTCGTTGACGTCGAACTCGATCGTCGCCGGCCGCAACAGCACGCAGCGGATCGGGCCGCGCCAGGGATGCAGCAGCGTTGCCGGCCCCGGCGTTCGGAAAGCCGCCCGCAGCGCATCCGCCTGGCCGACATAGTCGTCGCCGATGACGAGACCGGAGACGCGGATCGGGCCGTCGAGCGGGCCCGTGTCGTCATGCGTCTTCAGGTCGAGGCCGGGATAGAGCACCTGGTGGATGCGCCGGCCGACGCTGTCGCTGGCGTTGATCATCCAGAACTGGCGGCCGCGCCACGCCGCCGGGATCAGGCCGGGCAACAAGCCCTCGATGTCGTCGAACAGCGCCATCAGGCGCGCCCGAGCATGGTGCCGCGATTGGGCGCGATCGGCACGGCAGGGTTCTCCGACTGGACGTTGACGATGCGGGTGCCATCGGCCGCCTGGACGGTGATCACGCCGCCGACCTGCACGTTGCTGTTCGCCGGCCTGAGATCGCTGCCCGAGGTCCGGGTGAAGCCGTTGCTGCCGCCGATGCCGGAGCCCGGCGCCGAGGTCGGATTGAAGCCGCCGACGCCGCCCATCGGATCGACCGCAGCGCCGCCTGGCGTGCCGGGCACCGGCGCGCCTTTGCTACCGCCCATCCATGCCGGCATCGACGGCCATTTGACGATGTTGGACAGGTCGATCTCGCCGATCGCCGCCGCAATCCGACCGGGGAGTCCTTTGCACCATTCGACGAACTCCCAGAACTTCTTCTCGGCCGCCTCCGTCAACGTTCCGATGAGGCGCGCGCCGGCCTGCGTCATGACGTCGACATTCGATATGATGGCAGCCGCGATCGCCGCCACGATACTGATGCCGAAGACCGCAACCGTGACGAGCGCCGTGGCGATGCCCTCGCCGATCGCAGCCACGAGCTTGCCGCCCGATTCGATCATGCCGGGAAGGGCGGCGAGGACGGCCGGGCCGAGCTCCGCCACCTTCGTTGTCACCCAATCGATCGCCGCCTGCAGAGCTCGCCCGGATTTGATCGAAGCCCATCCGGCCTCGAAGCCGACTGCGATGCTATTCCAGAGCGCTCCGAGCTGAGGCGCGATGCTGGACCAGTTCGAATAGATGTAAGCCGCAGCGGCGGCGAGCGCGGCCAGTCCGATCAGGATCAGCCCGATCGGAGACAGCAGAAGTGCGAGCGCGGCGCCGAGCGCCGAGACGACCGGGGTCAGCAGAGCGAGCGCGGCCCCGAGCATCAGCAGCGAGCTGCCCCAGGTCAGCGTCTTGTCGATCAGCCCCGGCCATTTCGCGTCGATCGCCTGGATGGTCTGCAGGAGCCTGATCATCCACTCGTTGGCGCGCGGGATGTTCGAGGCGAAGGCGAGGCCGATGCGCCTGGCGACCTGCGTGCCGAGATCGGAGAAGATCTTCATCTGCGGTTCCAGGCCGCGCATCCGGCTGGCGAAATCCTCGGCGATGACGCCGACGCCCGCCTCCTTCACCTGGCGCTTGAACTCCTTGAGCTTGTCGAGGTTTAGCAGCGTCGGGATCAGGAAGTCGAGCACCTGCATGTCGGAATAAAGCTTGCCGACCTTGCTGCCGGCGACGAGCTGGGCGACCTGCTTGCGGATCGTCGCCTCCTTCTCCTTGTCCGACATGTTCGAGGCGCCGGCCTTCTTCATGATCTTGTCGATTTCGGCCGTCGGCACCTTGAGCTTGTCCGCCATCTTCTGGATCACCGCCTCGACCGGGTTGATCCCCTTCGCGGCGGCATCCGTCATCACGCCGGTGACGTCGACCTTCAGCTCCTTCTCGAACTTCTTGATCGCCTCGGGCGCGTTGATCTTGGTCAGGAAGTTCTTCAGGTTGTTCGCGGCTTCCGCCGGGTTGGCGGTGCCGAGCATCGCGATCTGCAGAGACGCGCCGAGCGTCTCGACGGCTTCAGCCCCGGTGATCCCGAACTTCGCCATCTGGTTGGTGAGCGCCGGAAACTCGCTCGCCATGTTCTTGAACTCGAAGCGGCCGAGCTTGCCGGCCGTGATCAGCTTGCCGAGCATCTCCTCCATTTGGTCGGCCGGCACCTTCAGCGTCTCCGATAGCGCGAAGACGGTCTTGGCGGTGTCCTCGACCGAGGCGCCGGCCGCCGTCGCGACCTTGCCGATCGTCGGCATCAGCTTGTCGATCAGCCCGGCATCCATGCCCGATGCCACGAGCAGCTGCGCGCCTTTGGCGAGATCCGCTGACGCCTGGCCGGTCTCGACTGCGAGCTTGTGATATTGAGCCGAGGTCGCCGCGATCATCTTCTCGACCTCGCCGCCAGTCTTGCCGGCGGTGATCGCGATGTCGCGGAGCTGGCTGTCCCAGGCGGCCGCCGCCTGGATCGGGCCGGAGAACGAGAGCGCCGTCAGCGCCGCGCCGACCAGGCCGATCTTGCGGCCGAGCTCGCCGACGCGGTTTGCGGTCGCGGTGACGCCGGCAGTGATGCCGCGCAGCGGCCCGGTCAGCCGGTCGATCAGCTGGACCAGGACCGAGACCTTCATGTCGCGCCCGCTCATGGGTCAGCTCTCCTCACGCGCGCGGCGCTCGATCTCGGCGGCGACGTTGTAGGCCCATTGCAGCTGCGAGAGCGGCATCGCCTCGGCGACCGCGAAGCCGCCGCCATAGTAGCGGGCGACGACGCCGACGATCAGCGCCCAGTCGTCGGGCCACTCACTCCTGAAGAAAGGTGATGACGGCGGCCGCCGCCGCCACGTCGCGTGCCAGCATCCGGTCGAACAGCGGGGTCATCCGCGGCAGCGCCGTCCCGGTCGCGCGCGCCATCGTCACCACCGTCTGGGTCTGGGCCGGCGCTTGGGCGATCATGCGCAGGTCGAGGCCGGTCATCTCGCGGAAGGTCAGCTCGCTGATGGTCTCCTCGCGCACGCCGGCCTGCGTCCGGATCGTCAGCACGACGGGCTTGAGGAACGGCAGCGTAACGGAACCGTCGTCGTTGCGGATGGCGCGGGACGGAAGCTCGGCCTTCTTGGCCTCGCCGGCGGTCTCGTCGACGATGGCGCTGACGCCCTCGCCGTTCGCGTCCGCGACGACTTTGCCGCGCTCGTCCTCGCCGGTCAGGTCGATGTCGATGGTGTTGGCGACGCTCACTGCTGGATCTCCTCGTAGTCGCCGCCAGACCATTTCAGCGGCAGCTTGCCGCCTTCGCCGCCGGTGAACTCGCGCAGATCGGTCAGGAAAGCATCGGGGAAGACGAAGGTCTGACCGGTGTCGCAGAGCACCTGCAGCTCGCCCTCCTCGACGGTGTAGAGATCCTTCACGCGCTGGCCGCGCTCGATCACGGTCGTGGCCTCGATCTCCGAGGCCATGAACTCCTGCGAGCGACCGACCTTGCGGCCATAGGTCACCGCCTTGTTGGCGATGCCGCCGAGCTTGACCTTGGCGCCCTTCTCGATCGGAATATTCCGACCCTTGAAGGTGATGTCGACGATGCCGAGAACCTGCATCGCGGGCTCCTTTCAATGGCGCTTCAAGCGCCGGTTCAACGATCGGTTTCTACAAGCGCGGGCGGTCGCTCAGACCTCGAATTCCAGCGCCGACATCAGGTTGATCAGGTTGCCGATGATGATCACCGGCTGCTGGCTGTTCATCCGGTTGCGGTTGCTGTCGTCGCGCTCGAACAGGCTGCGCTCGATCGTCTCGCTCGCCTTCTCGATCCAGGCGCGGCGCTCGTAGATCTTGCAGCGCGTCGCCCAGGAGCCGCGCATCCGTCGTGGCGTCACCACCGCGTCGTTGTTGTTGGCCGCGACGCTGTCGTCGTCGGCGAGCTTGTGGCGCGGATAGAGCTGCGTGACATAGGACGACCAGTCGTAGCGGATCCTGGTCATGACTTTCGGGATCATGATGTCCAGCCAGGCGTCGTCGGCGACGCCGAGCGTGGTGACCTTGTAGGTCGTTATCACGCGTTCGAGCACGACCGAACCGTCGACCAGGCGGGTGAAGGTCGAGACGCCCTGGCGCAGCAAGAGGTCGCGCTCGGTCTCGGTGAAGCAGTCGACCTCGTCGGGCGCGGTCAGGCCCGGCAGCACGAGCGACCCGAGCTGGCGGGCCGGGTCGTTCGTGGTCTGGAAGGTCGCGACGCCGCAGAGCTGCGCCGCCCATTCCCACGGCGCGTCATAGGCGCGCTTGGCGCCGATCGGCGAGATGTAAGGCGAGTTGGTTAACCCGCCCTTGGTGCCGAGCTGGCCATAGGTGCCCCGCAGGCCGACATAGGCGTGCCCATCCTTCTTGCCCATCGCCACGTAGCGCGCGGCGAGATCGGTCGCCAGCGCGGCCAGGTTCGTCGCGTCGTCCCAGGGCATCGCGATATCGGTGAACCAGTCGTTGACGATCGCGTCGAGCAGCGTCTGCACCACCGGGTTGCCGGTGCCGGCGACGCCGTCGGCGACGGCGATCGCGAGCGTGCCCGGCAGCACATCCTCGTTGGTTTTCCGCGTCCGGACGTCGATGTGGTTGCCGACCTCGCCTGCATGCTTGGCGGTCAGCGTGACGACGCCGGCGGCCGAGGTCGCGACGACCGACATGTCGGCGTCGGCGTTGACCGCGGCGGCGGCGGCGGTCGCATGCTGGGTCACGTTCATCGCCGCGGTCGCGGCATAGCGGACACGGCGGTTCTGGATGTAGAGCGCAATCGTGCCGGCGCCGGCCCCGGTGAAGGTCAGCGTCTTCGTCGCCTTGACGCCGGCGCCGTCATCGGCGAGCGCGATCGCGAAGACCTGGTTCGTCTTGTTCGCCTTCTTGAAGGCGCGCACCATCTGCTGTCCGATCGAGCCCGCGCCGAACAGGGTCGTGCCGTCCTCGGGCCGGGTGACCTCGTATTTGACGCCGGCGGTGGCGGTGCCCGCCGCGAGTTTCTGGACGAACAGGATCGCCTTGGCGGGGAACGGGATCAGGCCGCGCCGGGCATAGCTCGGCCGCACCTCGACATAGGTGCCCTTGACGCGCCAGTCATAGGCAATTTCGCTGAAGTTGATCATCTGGCGCGCTCCTTACTTCTCGCCGGCCGGCGGGGCGGGCTTCGACGCCCGCGGCGGATCGGCCTCGACCAGGTCGCCATCGGCGACGAGGCGCCGGGTGAAGATCGTGTTCTCGGCGAAGTCTCCGGCCTCCGGCCACGGCTCGCCATCGCTCTCGCGACGCACGGTGCGACCCTCGCCGGCCTTGTAGAACTTGCGGGTCTCGGTGGTCATGGCGTCCTCGCGTCGTAGGGCTGGTCGTGGTCCTGGCCGTCCGGCCAGGGCTCGAACCCGCTGAGGGTCTGCAGGAACTCGTCGGCGGTCTCGTAAGCGCCGGTGATGTCGCCGAAGGTGGCGAGCATCGTCAGGTCGATCGTCGCGATCGCCGCGTTGAGATCGGCGAAACCCTCGGCATAGGCCTGCGCGATCGCGCCGACGAAGATGGTGCCGAGATCCTCGACCGTGTGCCCGTTGAGCAGAAGGGCCGCGCCGCTCATCGCCGGGAACAGGCCCGGCCCGCGCGCGTCGCCGAGGAAGCGGGCCGAGCGCCCGGACGGGTTCTTGACCACCACGGTCAGGCGCATGCCGAGATTGCCGGAGAAGCGCCGGCCGCCACCCTTGTCCGGCGGGTTCATCTGCCGGAACGACAGAGCGAGCAGCGGCGTGCGCGTCACCAGCGCGCGAAACTCCTGCTCGGACAGCGGATCCGGCACGACATGGAAATCCCAGCGCGCGGCCGTGAAGAACAGCCGCAGCCTGGCCTCGACCGCCTTGCTGATCCGGGTGAAGGGATCGAGCGCCGGCATCAGAGGCCGCGCTCCCCGAACACCCCGAACATCCGGTCGCGGTCCTGCGTCCGCGACGACGAACTCGCGACGATCGGCGTCGAGCCTTCCAGCGTGACCGTGCCGTCGGCGACCTTGCCGAGCCAGGCGATGGTCTCGCGGCGATCCTCCTTGACCTGGGTGGCCGGCTCGCGATCGCCGCCGGTCATCAGCTCGTAGCGGGCGAGCACGCAGGAGGCGCGGACGATCACGAGCGGCACCGACGCGAGCGGCACGGCATGGCGCTTGCGCAGGAAGGAATCGATGATCGCGTCGGCGTCGGCGATCGCCTGCTGCACGGGGGCTGCGTTCACCGTCTCGGGCAGCACGCCGTCGACGGAGGAGAGCCGGAGCATCTCCGTCGCGCCGTAGCGGGTGACCATGTCCTCGACGGTGGCGTAGGGCATCGGTCAATCGACCTCGACGCGGGCGGGTTTGAAGATCGAGCGGTTGACGGCCATGAAGCCCTTCTCGATCGCGGTGCGGCCGATAGACAGCCAGCGCTTGTCGATGTCCGGCATCTCACCCAGGGCATCGAGCATCCGCAGGATCTGCTCCTCAGCGCGCTTGCTATCGTTGACCATTTCAACGGCCAGCGCGCTTTGCGGGCGGTAACCATGGACAGGGAGGCCGGCGTGAGCGGACATGACGTCTCTCGAAAGCGTGCGGGCGGCGAACTTCAGTTCCTACGGTCGTACCGTCCCCATCGGGTGCTGGAGGCCTCGCGAGCCGTGCCAGACCGCCCTCTGGGTTATTTCTTGGCCTTGGCGGCCTTCGGCTTCTCGGCGCCGTCGAGATAAATCACGGTCAGGAGCGGCTCGGCCTCGATCAGGTCGAGCTGCTCTCTCGTGAACGCGTCGGCCGGATAGGTCTCGTCCTTCGGATGGGCGATGCCGCCGCGACGGAAGCCGACATGGGCGCCGCTGACGATTCGGATCGACGGAACGGCTTCCGCCGGCTTCTGGTCGGTCTCGGACATGATGGTCTCCGGTGTGGTGGCGTCCTCTCCGAGGCCGCCGGCGGCTGGCGCCGGCGGCCCTGACAAGACGTCGGGGATCGGCTCGCGCTCAGGCGAGCCAGGGGCAGACCATGACTTCGGCGGTGCCCTTGTAGACATTGGTCGCGCCGGCGGCGTCGCGCTCGTTGTTGACGATTTCGAGCGCCTGGCTCTCCAGCGTCGGCGGCACGATCAGGAGCCGCGGCTTGACGCCGAGCGGCCGGCCGTGGTCGCCCTTCAGGCCCTGCATCGAATCGCGGGCGACCTTGTAGTTCGCCTTGTTGAGGGTCTGCTTCGAGCCCCAGGCGAACTGCCAGAAGCCGTAGCCGACATTGTAGCGGGCATCGGCGCCGTAGACGTATTCGGCCCGGTCGAAGACGTTGTCGTCGGTTTCCTTGTCCTTCGCGACGAAGTTCCAGTCCTTGCGCGTCTGCAGGATGATCGGCTTCAGGAAGCGGCTGTCGTCGATCAGGAACCAGGGCGTCCCGGAGCCGCCATCGGTATTGGCGACCGAATTGACGGTGACGCCGTCGGCGGCGAGGACCGGGTGGTCGGTGTCGAAGAAGTACTGCTTGTCGTAGCAGTTGGTGGTGAAGCCGGCGGCGAGCTGCGCGAACACGAGCTGGTCTTTGTGCGCGCCGGTCGCGGAGCCCATCTCGGTGAAGAGTGGCCCGTAGACGCCGAGATTATCGGTCTCGATGTCGTCCTTGCCGACCGAAATCGTCAGCTCGAACGGCTTCTCCTTGATGGTGTAGCCGGCCTGGCTGATCGACTGGACGACGCGGGGGCCGATCCACTCGCGGACGTTGGGGACCTTGCTCAGCCAACCATAGTCCTGCTCCTTCGTCGTCGCCGGAACCATGGTGGAGACGCGGGCGAACTGCGAGGCGGCCTGGCTGGCGAGCCCGCTTTTGAAGGCGGTGCTGAAGCCGATGAACAGGGTCCTGAGGGATGCCTGGTTGATGATCATGAGGTGAGGCCTCGGGCGGTTGCGGAAAGGGCGGCGTCAGTAGCCGGAGCGGACCCAGACGCCGAGCGCGTCCACGTCCATGATCCGGCCGGCGATCGAGCGGGTGTTGGAGCCGCTCGTCTTGGCCACCGTCTGATCGTCGACGATGTAGCAATCGGTGCCGATCTCGGCAGCGGTGATGGCGTCGCCGGCGGCCGAATTGAACCAGCGGAAGGTGCCGCGCCGGATCTTGACGGTGACGTCGCCGGCGGCGCCGGCCGAGTTGTCGACATAGGCCTCGACCCGCCCCATGCCCTTGAGCGTGGTCGCGGTCGCGCCGGGCGTCGCCCGGCCGGCGGCGTCGAGCGCGGCGAGCGCGCCGGCGTAGAACTTCTTCGCCGCGGCCGCCGTCAGGACGATCTCGTCCGAGAGGCGGTGCGGCGTGATGCGGTCGCTGGTCAGGGCGGTCATCGGTCACAGATCTCCGTTGCGGCGGGGCGGCGGCGGGCTCTCAGCCCGCGACCGTCTCCAGCTCGGTCTTGGTCGCGGCGAATTTCTTGTGGTCGAGCCCCATCATCTGGCAGACGGCGAGCTCGTCGGCATCGAGGGCGCCGCCATCGCGCTTCGGCGTTTTGACGATGCCGCCGGCGTTGATCGAGACCATGCCGTTGATCTCGGTCTCGACCGCCGTGGCGTCCGTCTGGTGGCGCGTGACGTAGTGGTCGCGCAGCGCCCGGATCGGCTTGCCGGCGGCGATCGCGCCGTCGATGAAGGCGACGGCCTTGTCCTTGGCGCCCTCGGCCGCGAGCGTGTCGAGGCGCGACTGCAGGCTGACCACGGTCCGGCGCAACTCGGCCGCGTCGCCGCCCCTGGCCTGGAGATGGGTCTCCAGCTCGGACGGGGTCAGCTTGGCGAGGTCGAGCCCGGCCGTCTTGAAATGGGTGGAGATCGCGCCGAGCTTGCCGGCGTCGGCGGCATGGGCCGTGACCTGGGCGAGGAGATCGGCTGGCGCGGCGTCGGCCTTCAGACCGGCGGCGTTCAGCAGCGCGACATGGGCCGTGACGAGCGCGGCGTGGGAGGTGACGGCGGTGAGGATCGCGTCCTCGGCCGCGTCGTCCTTGAGGCCGAGCGCCTGGCGCAGTTTTGCGAGATCCATGATGGGCGTCCTCGAATGAAGGGTGGTGAGGGTGAGGTTGGGATCGTTGGTCAAAGCGGCGCGCAGCAGCTTCACGACCCGCCCGCCGGCCGTCTCGCTGACGAAGACAGGCGAAATCCCGCGATATTCGTGCTCCTCGACGAGGCGCTTTCCGGACGCGGTCCAGTCGACCCTGCCCCAGAGGCCGTCGTCGCGGAGCTGCATCTCGACGATCCAGCCACGGGCCGGGGCGGGACGCCCCTCCGGCGCCGCTTTGTCGATGGAATGGTTCTCGTCGATCGGCAGCTTGCCGGCCGCCATCGAGGCGCGGATCACATCATCTGCCGCCTCCAGCTTGAACGGTCCCCGACCGTCCGCCCCCGAAAAAGACCCGGCCGGCGTCAGGTGGATCCACTCGGGAGCACCGCCGGCCGGGATCTGGAAGTGAAGGGAGGAAGTCGTCGTCATCCCCGCCAATCTGGCGGGAGCGCCCTGGGCGCGACAGGCCCCGATCTCGGGGCCTCGGGGGCAGGCGGTCAGCGCCGGCGCGTCACCGATGATGACCCGGAAGCCGTGGCGCGGGCAAGTGCGCCTTCGACGACGTCGAGGATCATGACCTGGTCCTGGCTGCTGATCCCGAGATAGGGGCGAGCCGGGATCGTGACCGACTTCGCATGGACGACGCGGTTGCCCAGCTTGAAGACCAGCTTGCCGCCGTGCTTCGGCCGGATCACCCCGCCGAAATGGTGGATCGCGCCATAGACCTTGTTGGTGCCGACCTGGACGTCGGACGTGCCGGCCCGATAGGTGATCGAGCCCTGCAGTCCGCCGCGCATGCCCTTCTCGCGCAGGATGCCCGGCCCTCGCTTGCCGCTGGCATAGACAGGGTTCAGCGCCTTCCAGGGCGCGCCGTCGGGATCGTGGCCGGCGTCGAAGCGGTCCTGCGTCGAGGCGACCAGGCCGGTGCCGATCGCCCGCATCACCGGGCGCGTATCCGCCATCACGGCGGCGAGCCGGGCGAAACCGGCCTGCGCCTGCGTCGCATCCATGCGCGTGATCAGGACGATCCCGGTCATCTTGCTTTCGTCCGCGGTTCGACCCAGATTGAGGCGGGCGCCTGAGTCATCCGTACCCCGACCATCTGCGTCGCGGGGGAATAACGACCCCCCAGGCGCCCGCTCATCGCTTCACCCGCTCCAGCCGCCGCAACGCCTTGGCGTGACCGCGCACGCCTGTCTGCCTGAAGGTCGGCACGATCAATCGTTCGCCGCCATCCGGGCGCGCGACCCGGCGCAGCACGAGTTCGAGACGCCGTCCGGCCGCGTCGAGATCGTGGAACACCAGCTGGCGGTGGCCCTTGGCGGAAATCCTGTCGTCGAGGAAGACGTCGGCGCGATCGACGATCACCTGCAGGCGCGACCAGTCCTTGGCCGTGATCTCGGGATGGGCGCTTGAGGCGCGGCCGCCGAGGCGCGCCGCCTCGCCGGCGACCTTGGCCACGCGGAAGGCCGAGAGCTCGACATCGCTGCGGCCGCCGCCGAGCACCGTCGCGAGCGCCTCGGGCAGTCGCGCCGCGATCACGCTCTCGGCCGGGTCGCCGATCTCGCCGGTCCGCACGCGTTCGGCGAAGCGGCCGACCTCGGCCGGCGCGACCGGGCCGGCGGCGACCTGCGCCGGCGACAGTCCCGGCACGCTGGCGCCGGGCGCGTTCTGCCAGACCTGGCCGGGGTTGTAGTCGAAGCCCGGATCCACGCCCTGGCTGCCGTGCAGAACCTCGCCGGTGCGGCGATTGACCGTGCGCGTCGGGATCCGCTCCGGCGCCTGGTCGAGGCCGGTACGGCCCTGCCGCTTCAGCCCGGACTCCGAGACGGGGCGGACCCGGCAGCCGCACCCCCAGCCGTTCGGCGGATAGGCCCAGTCCCAGAACGGATCGGTCGCCGCGAGCACCATGCCGTTCCAGGCGAGATGCTGCTTGCGCGGATGGCGCGCGCCGGAATGGACATATTGCCAGTAAGGGAAGGCGGCGAGCGTCTCGGCCTGCGTCTGCTGCTTGTAGCGGCCCGCCGAATAAGCCATCGACAGGTTGGTCTCGTAGATCACCCGCGAGCGCCAGCCCGGCCGCCCGGTATGCGCCCAGCCGTGCTTCTCGACGATGCCGTCGAAACCCTTGCGGAACTCGTCGAGCGTCGTGCCCTGGCTCAGCGCGCGATCGACCTCGCGGCGGAAATCCTCGACCAGGGCCTCGGTGGTCGCGCCGGCCACAGTGAAGCCCTTGGCGTTGGCCTTCTGCCAAACGTCGGTCCAGCCGGTCGAGGTGACGTTGGTCTTCTGGCGCAGGTAGTCGATCGCCTCCGCGAAGGGCAGATCGACGGCCGCGGAGGTGCCGCCGGAACCGGTCACGGGACGGCTCCGCGGCCGAGCCGCAGGGAAGCCCGTACAGGCCAGAGGACCGCCGCCGCGGCGATGCCCCGGAAAATTCGGACGCTGCCGCCCACGGCGTTGAATACCACTTGAACGCGCGAATTGAGCGCAAGGCCCCGGATGCTAGCTGCGCTTGCCACCACGGGGTCCGCCGATCTCGTCGAGGAGGGCCGCCCGGCCGGTCAGATGCGCCAGCGCCAGGCCGCGGCCGAGCGCGTCGGCCAAGGCCCGCGGATCGAGCTGCATCAGCGAGAGGCGCTGGGCGAGATCGTGCAGATCGCTGGCGGCGTCGAAGGCGGCGCGGAGCTCAGCGGTCATGCCCGCCATCGCGCCGGCGGCGTCCAGCGCGACGCGTTCGGTCAGATCGTCGACGAACTCGGGCTCCGGCGCGCTGGCGTGGCGCGAGACGAGATGGCGGAGCTGGTCGAGGCCGGGCGCGGGCTTGGGCAGGCCGGTGCCACCGACGCCCGGCAGCTTCGGCTCGGGTGGCGGCGCGCGGCCGCCGATCACCTCGGTTCCGGGCTCCGGCTCGGAGAAGCCGAGCCGATCGCGCATCTCGCCGACCTCGACGGTCAGGCCGAGCGGGCCGAGATCGCGCAGCGCGCCGACCACCTCGGCGAGCGGCACCTCGTCCGGGCGGCCGATGTTGATGCGCGGATACTTCGCCTGCGGCCCGAAATTCAGGGCGATGATGAGGGGCACGAGCTGCCTGGTCAGAGAGGCCGAGAGCAGCTTGGCGTCGGCGCGCTCCAGATCCTCCTGGACCAGGCGATGCTCCTGGGCGACGGCGTGGCCGCCGGAGACGGCGTCCGTCGTCGTGGTCTGGCCGAGCACGAGCTTGGAGATCTGGCGATCGAGCCAGTCCGCGCGACGCTCGTAGAGCTGTCCCGGCGTGCCCGTGCCCTTGTCGACCGAGACGAAATCGATCTCCATCTCCTTCGGAATGATCGCGGCGCAGTCGCCGGCGATGTTGGCGACGGCGCGCCAGAGCACGGCCTTGTCGTCGTCCGAGGCGGCGCGGTCGAACTTCCCGACTCGCGTCGGCATGCCGTAATTCTGGGTGAAGATCGCCCAGTCCTTGGCGGTGAAGGCCTTGTACATCCAGGCCCAGGAGGCGACGCGGGCGAGGCCGGAACGGATCGTCAGCCCGCTCTTGGCCTTGTGGCGATGGACGACGAATTTGTGCGGCGACAGCGGCTCTCGCGTGACGCCTTCCGCGAGCACGACGGTCTCGCCATCCGTCTGGTCGAAATCGAACCAGCGCTGCGGGCGATAGTCGAAGCAGCGCGGCAGCACGGCGTCCGGCGTCGATTCCCAGTCGGTCTCCATGACCGAGAAGCCCTTGCCGATGGCGTCGAGCAAGTCGAACAGCGCCAGTTCGAGGACGCCCTCTTTCAGCCACTCGGCCAGAAAATCCTTGTGGCGGACATGGTCCTTGTCGTCGCTGGCCGCCTCGACATTGATCGGGAGCTGGGCGATGGCGCGCCGGCGCGTGCCCAGCACCGAGAGATAATGCGGGTCGCGCTCCTCGATATCCTCGGCGAGCTCGAACCAGGCCAGCGGGCTGCCGCTCGCCGCGGCGCGGTGGATCGAGGCGAGGCGCGTGGGCGTCAGGCCGTCGGCCGGATAACCCGAGATCGGCGAGCGCACGCCGGCGAGCGTCGGCCCGGCCTTGGGCGGCCCGAACAGCTCATCATAGTCGATCGGCTCGCCGTCGGGGCCGAGCAGCTTGGAAAGGCGCGCCATCTAGAGGCTCCTGCGCAGCCGCGGCAGCATGGTGCTGCGCGGTTCGTCGTCGTCGGCGCCAAAGCCGCGGGGGCCGTCCAATGCGACCGGGCCCGAGCCGGTGACGGCCTGATAGCTGTAGGCGACGATCACCATCAGCGAGGCGAAATGCGCCAGCGCGGCGGCGATCGCGGCGTCGCCATGGCGGGTGCGCTTCTTGCCGTCGGCGGCACCCTCGCCCTTCTCCGTCGTGCGGGTCTTCGGCACGCGGGCAACCCCGTCGATCATCTTGATCAGCCGGAAGTCGCTGCCGGTATCGTGGTCCTTCGGCAGGTCCATGCCGGCGGCTTCGAGGGTCGCCTTCAGCGGCGGCATGTTTTCGCGATACCAGTCGACCGTGAACTTGACCTGGGCGATGCGCTCCATCCCGTATTTCTGGGCAGTGCGCTCGGCGTGCGCGGCGCCGTTGCCGCCGGCATCGAGCGCGCCGCCGGCGAAGCGCGGCAGGCGGTCGATCAGCCACCAAAGCACGAGCTGCTGCTCGTCGAAGGGGATGTTCCGGAGTTCGATCGTGAACGGGCAATAGCGGTGCATGCCCTTGGTCATCTGGATCGGCCAGATCACCGAGAGGTCGGCGACGCGGCCGAAGTCCTGGCCGAAGAAGCTCTGCAGGCCGGGCAGGACGCGATAGAGCTGCGGCTCGACCACGGCCGCGAGCCAGGCCTCGGCCGCCGATTTGCGCAACCAGGCGGGCTCGGCCGCGAAGCCCGCCGGCATCTCCCAGCGCAGCACGGGCGCGTCCGCGCGCATGTTCGCCTCGACCACGGCCGGGAGCAGCCAGACGCCCGAACCCTCGGACGGGATGCAGAACAGCTCCTCGTCGGCGCCGGCGCCGTAGTGCCGGATGATCCCGGCCCGCCAGGCGGCCTCGCCGGCGGGCGTCCAGGCCTCGCCCTTGCGCTGGCAGATGCGCTGATAGAGGCCGTCGCGCAGCGCGTCGTCGAAATCGATCCGGACCAGGCCGTAGTCGTAGACGCCGGCGCGGATGTCCTTGACGTACTGGTTGAAGGTGTTGGCCTCACCGTCATGGGTCGAGATCACCACGACCATGCCGCCCCAGATCAGCAGCGCCATCGCCGCCTTGAGCAGCTCGGCGAGATCGTCGTGGAAAGCGGCCTCGTCGACGATCACGTAGCCCTGCTTGCCGCGGAGCGATCGCGGGCGGGACGGCAGCGCCACGATCTCGTAGCCGGAAGCGAAGCGGATCCGGAAGGCCTTGATCTGCCGGGTCTCGCCGCTGGCTGGATCGAAGTCCTCGAACAGGAATTCGCCGCTCTCGACCGCGGCTTTCGAGAACAGTCTCGCCCACATGCCGCAGACGTCGATGAACTCCTGGGCCATCTCCAGATTGTAGCCGATGTAGAAGCTGTCCATGCCGCCGGCGGCATGCTCGGCCGCCGAGACGAGCACCGCGTCCGAGGCGAAGGCCCAGGTCAGCCCGGTGCGCCGGCTCTTCTCGATGAAGGTGACCGCGTGGGTCAGGCGTTCGCGGATCGAGCGCTTCTGATAGCCGAGCAGGATCTCGAAGCGCGGCAGCTCCTGGAGTTCGGGCGGCAGGCCGTAGAGCGATTCCTTGCGCAGCCGCTCCCATTCCGCAGCCGTGATGGCCCGGCCGATCGCGATATCCTCGGCCTGCGGCAGCGCGCTCATGTCGGCTTGTCCGCGAGGTTGAGGAACTCGTCGCGCAGCTCGTCGACGCGCTCCTTCGACAAACCGGCCTTCTTGGCGACGGCGGCGAGCGCGCCGGCGGTCTTCTTCTTGAAATCGTCCTCCAGCTTGGAGCGGCGGGCGCTCGACATCGCCTGGCCCTTGATCGTGTCGTGGAAGGCGCGCGCCAGCTCCATCGCGCCCTTCGACGACTGGCTGTCCTGCTGGGCGACCTCGAACACCAGCATCTTGATGAACTCGCCGAGCACGATCGAATTCTCGTCGACCTTTTCGGGCGTGAACTGGTCGGCGATGCCCGTGAAGATGTGGCGCGCCTCGGCGAGCCGGATCTGCGCGGCGCGCAGCTTCAGCGCCTTGCGGTTGAAGGCCGAGGGCGAGATCGGCTCGACGCCCTTGGTGACGAGGCGATCATTGAGCTCGAACAGGATGTCGGCCTGGGTGCGCTGGCGCTGGTTGAGCTCGCCGATCGCCCAGACGATCTCGTCCTGGGCGTGCTCGGGCACCAGGTCGATCGAGGAGAGCCGGCCGCTCGGGCGCTGCATCGGGTCAGCCTCGGCTCGGGCGCTTGACGCCGTCGAGGACCAGCCGGGACTGGACGTGGTCCTCGCCATGGGTGGTGATCGTCGCGATCAGCACGGTCCCGACCTCGGTCAGCCTGACGCCGCCGACCTCCGCGAGCCGGCGCATCCGGGCGCGGACCCAGTCGCGGGTGCGGTTGTGGCCGAAGGCCTTGACCACCTCGACCAGGATCGAATCCGAGAGCGAGCCATCGGTCTGGACCGCGAGCTCCTTCAGGATGACGAGACAGGCGTCCTCTTCGACGAGGGCGGAGAAATCCGGGCGGGTCATCGGCTGGGCGATCCATCGCTGTTTCGGGCGGGAAAGAGGGCGTCGGCCGACGCCTTGAACAGGAACTCCTCGATCCGGCCGACGCCGGCGGCCGTGGCGCGACTCTCCTGCGCCATCGCCTTCATGTCACCGGATAGGGCGATCACCTGCTTTTCGAGATCGTGCACCGAGCGCTGGGTGGGAAGACTGGCGATCGAGCGCTCCAGCATGTGCATGGACTGCTCGGTGGTTCCGACCTTGTGTTCGACCGCCGTCAGCCTGGTCTCGATCGCGACGAGCTTTTCCGTCGCGCTCGCCGGCACTGCCGGCGCCGGAGTGGTGCGACGCACCAGCACGATCAGCAGCATCAGCCCGAACAGGACGACGCCTATGATGATTGCCATCGTCGGATCCGCGATCGAGACGGTCTCACTCATGAGCCGAGCTCCGAAGCCTCGATCGAGGCGACCGTGCGCTTCCCGGCGAGCACATCACGAAACAGATCGATCAGCCGGCGCTGCTGGGCTCGCATCAGCTCGATCGCGACCGTCGCCTCCGACAAGGCGCGCTGGAGCTGCTCCTTGTCGTTCTGCAGCGTCTCTACCTCGGCCCGCAGCGATTCCTCGACCTTGGTGAGCCGGTCGACGGCCGCGAGGAGCTTCGACTGGAAATCCGACTGCTGAAACAGGTTCGCGGTGCGGGCGAACAGGATCACGCCGAGGATTCCGGCGACCAGAAGCGCGATGACGATCGCGCCTGCGACGCCAGTGGTCGATACGACGCGGACGGCGATGTCCTCCAGCCCTCCCATCAGCGCACCCGGCGCGGCAGGAGCCCGACATGGATGGCGCCGAGCAGCGCGAAGACGCCGAGGATTGAATAGGCGAAGACGCCGGTCGAGACATCGACGCTGAGGAAGCTCGCGGCGACGCAGAGCCACATCCAGCTCGATCCGAGCGCGCAAGCCATCCGCCAGTTGCGCCAGGCCAGTTGAACGAGCCCGACGGCATGGCCGATCGTCAAAGTGGCCGTGAAGGCGATCCAGGCCGGATCGGGCAGCCAGGACATGCCGACGAAGGCACCGACATCGAACTTCTCCGGCCGCATCACCATGAGCCAGGTCCAGGCGGCCGCAAGCGCTCCGAAGACGCCGTCGATGCACGGCGCGTCATGGCGGAAGCACCAGGTCGCCAGCCGCAACACCGGCCGTACGAGTGGGACGAGGAGGACGTTCATACGCTGTGGCATGGTCAAGCCGCCGGCGCTGGGACGGTCAGCGAGGAGGGCATGCCGGCTCCGAGCTTGAGCTGCGTCGCCGTCGAGGTCAGCATGTCGGCGAGGAAATCGTCGTCATGAAGCTTGAAGCGCGCGATCGGATCGGGCGCGGCCTGGCGGACGTAGTCGAGCCCCTTCTGCAGCGCGAGCTGCTTTGCCTCGGCGGGCGACACGCCTTTCGCCAGCAGCTCAGTCATGGAGGCGATGAAGAGACCGGCGCCGGTGCGTAGCGACAGATGCAGGCTGGCGCGATGGGCGGAATCGATCTTGATCCCGAGCAAGCGCTCGCAGACGTAGACGATCGCGCCGGTCAGAGCCGTGGCGATACCCCACGCGCCGATCTCGGCGAGGCCGACCGGGGCGGCCGCGGCATCGGCCGCGAGCGCCGCGCCGATCAGCGACAGCGCGGCGATCGGCACCAGCATCAGGGTTTGAAGACGCATTGAACGGTCCTTTCAATAGGTCGGCACGGGCGCCCATAAACAGATCGGCCGCTCCGAGGGCTGGATCACCGCGCCGTCGGCCGCGCCACCGCGGCGACAGACGTGGAAGCGGCCGTCCGGGGATTTGCGGGTCAGCGCGAACGGGATGACGATGCCGTCGGCGAGACGCCACCCGGCGCGGGTCTCGACCGGATCGGGCTCGCGAGCGTCAGCGTCGAGGCCCATCGGCCAGCAATCCTGCGAGGAGCAGCACTCCCAGGGATAGAAGGAATGGGCTCGGGCCTGGCCGACGAACAGCTTGGCGAGCCCGACGAAAGCGGCGAGCGTCAAGCCGATCGCGACAATCAGCCCGGCGGAGAGCGAAGCGGCGCGTGCGGGCGACATGCTCACGTCTCCCGCTCGGGCGGGATCAGCGCCTTCCAGGTCGCCGGGCCGACGATGCCGTCGGCGACCAGGCCGGCGCGGATCTGCACCTGCCTGACCGCGAGCTCCGTCGCCGCGCCGAAATCGCCGTCGATCGTCAGAATGAAGCCCTGCTTGCGCAGCCTGGCCTGCAGATCCTCGACAGCCTCCTCGTCGGCGCTGCCGCGGCGCAGGACCGGATAATGCGCCGGGTCGCTGGAGGTCATGCCGGCGGCGAGCAGGGCCGCGACCTCGCGCTTGGCGATGCCGAGCTTCCTGCGGCGATCGTCGAGGCCGTTGCGGCCGCCATTGATCAGGCGGGTGATTTGGACGACGTCGTCGGCCTCGGCGGGGACGTTCAGGTTCTTGCGCCGCCAGAACAGGCAGGCGATCGTCAGCGAGAGCTCCGGCTCGGCCGCCCGCTGCGGCTTGGCTTCGAGGTCGATGCCGAGCAGGGCGCCGAATTCGCGATAATTGGCGCGGCCGGTGAGCTGGAAGACGCCGCGACCCTTGAACAGGACGCCGTCGCCTTTGCGGACGTTGCCGAGATCGCCGCGGCCCTCATAGCGTGCGCCCGACGCGTATTCCTCGGTGGTGCAGAAGCCGTCCGACTCGTGCGCCGCCTGGGCGAGGAAGTGCTCGATCCGACGCGGCGTCACGATGTCGTAGAGCGGGAGCACGCGCGGCAGCGCGGCGCCGACGCCCTGAATGATCTCCTGCTGGCGCGCCAGCTTGTTCGCCGGGGCCTTGCCGGCCAGCGCCCGCAGGATCGCGGGGCCGAGCTGTTCGACGAGGGTCGTGGCCATCGGGCGCTCCGGCGGGGATCGTTCCGGATCGTGCGATCCCGGAATTCACCGGCGAAGATGCGCGGGGGACAACCCGCGAGACAGGCCCCGATCTCGGGGCCTCAGGCCGATCTGGCGAACAGGTCGAGCTGTGAGGTGGCCGGGCGGCCGTAGCGCTTGATGATGTCGTCGACCGTCGTCTCCGAGCAGCCGACCTTCAGCGCGATCTGGGGACGCGACAGCCCCCTAGCCTTGTAGCAGAGGACGCGCCATTGGCGGCCCACCGGCACCTTGATCCGGGTGTTGCCGTATTTGCCCTGCAAAGCGGCCGCTGCGTCAAGCCCTACGATCTCGACCAGGGCGCGGCCCTCGGCCGGATCGGCAATGTAGATGCGCACCCCGCCGCGCGCCTCCAGCAATCTCAGCGTCGCCGCGTCGCCGATCAGCTCGACCAGGCGCGCAACATCCTCGGTCGGCGGCGGCAGTCCCGATCCGGTTTGGCCCGTCACCGCCGCCTCCGGCGCCGCCCGGCCGTCATCTCCGCATCGAGCACGGTCACGAGCACATCGTCCCTGACGACGTAGCGCAGCCCGTCCGCCACGATGACGTAGTCGGCGATGCCGGCTCGCTCCGCCCCGATCCTGGCGCGCTCCAGAGACGCGGCGATCGTCAGCCGCAGCGCCTCGATCTCGGCGGCGCCGGACCTGTCCAGGAAGCGGACGAGGGCGTGATCGGTGACCTTGATCATGTCCGCACGCGCTTCTGCCAGGCCTTGAGCTGCTCGATCGCCTCGCGCGCCTGTGGCGGCTTCAGGAACTCCGGCGCCGAGACCTGGAAGCGGGTCTTGACCCAGGCGCGCAGGCCCTCGCGATCGAGCGGGCCGGAATGCAGCGCGCCCCAGAGTGCGTAGATCTTGCGGATGTCGGCGCGCTCGGCCGGCGGCCTGGTCGAGGCCCTGGCCTGCCAGCCCAGCCGCTTCATCTCGGCGATCACGGCGATCGCCGCCTTCTCCGACAGGTCGCGGGCGCTCTCGACCTTGCCGACGCGCTGCAGGAGCGCCCGGTACTCGGCGTCCTGGAGCGCGAGTTCCTTCTTGGCGATGTGGATCTTGGCGAGCATCGCGGGATGGCTCATGAACGCGTGCCCCCGCCGGTCCTGGCGATCGCCGCCAGCAACGTCACGCGCTGCCTGGTCAGCCGTTTCAATTCGCCTTCGACGATGGTGGAACGGCGGGGCGCGACCGTCGCCATCACCGCCTTCAGGCGCTCGCGCTCCTCGTCGACCCGGCGCAGCTCGTCGACCGCCAACAGCCGCATCAGCGGGGCGGCATCGGAGGGAGCTGGGCGGGGAGCGAGGAAGCGCGGCATCGTCATGCTCCCGAATCCAGGAGCGGCATCGCGACGGGCGCGCCGAAGCGCATGGCGTCGTCCGGGCGGGTCAGCGCCTGGCGCTGGCCGGGCGGGATCCAGAGCGGCGCGCGCGGCTCGGCGCCGTGCTTCCAGCAGACCCAAGCGTAGTCGGTCGCGGTCGAGCCGTCGGGCTCCCAGCGGCCGCGATGCATCGGCACGCGCTCGACATAGTAGGCGATGACGAAAGGCGGGTGATCGCGGAACAGCTCGTAGCGCTCGATCGTGTGCAACCACTGCGTCCGGACGAGGAGCGCGACGCCGCGGCGGCTAATCTGGAGCGCCTTGCGCGCAAAGGCGACGGCGGCGTTGAACGGCGGATTGGTGAAGGTCCAGTCCGCCGTCGCGAGGTTGTCGCCAGCTTCGAGGAAATCGAAGACCTCGCCGTAGCCATATCTGTGGATGTCGCTGGCGATCGTCAGCGGATAGGCCGCGCGCAACGGCTCGGCCATGTGTCCCTCACCACACGCCGGCTCCAGGACGATGTCGTCGGTCCTTACGCCCAGCACGGGATAAGCAACTTGCGCGATGAAGGCCCGCGTCGCCCAGGGCGGCGTCGGGAAGAAGTCGAGCGAATCGTGCGGCTCCGAGCGCTGGGCCATATGCGACGGCGAGAAGGCGAAGCTGGGCTGGCTCATAGCTCGCCCACCATCAGCGCAAACATGGTATCCGGTCGCAGATGGCTAAGCAGCTCACCACCGAGAGACTTCGCGCCTGCTACGGGCCGGCGTTGGGTTTTACCGACGAAGTTTTGGCGCGGATCGGTCTGTTTCTGATCGCTTGGGCGCGATTGGAGGACGAGTTGGAGCTGCTGATCTGGCAGAGTTCCGAGTTCCCGAATCCCGGCCAACGTCCCGCAACCGATAAAATGATGGCGAGCGACAAGATCGATCTGTTGAGAAAGATCGGGCTGGCCGATGTGCTTGTCGATGACGCGCAGCTGATCCGGCTTTGCAACGTGATGGATAACCTGCTCCGCTTTCGAAACGCCATCAGCCACGGGGTTCCAACGCCGCAATCGGCCGACGGCAAACATCGAGCCAAATCGATAAGCAACTACCCTTGGCATGGTGAAAAGCGCGGCAGGCCAATATGGGGAGCCCCTTTGACCCTTGAGCATCTCGACAAGATGCTGGGCGCGCTGGATGCCATCTACGAGGCATTCTCGCGCGGAAAACTGATGAGCCAACTGCCCGAGAAGCTCGGCGCGGTCGTAAAATCCCCGACGTTGGAGTTGGCTGAAACCGCAAGTGCCGAGGTTGTGCGTGATGGCCTTATCGGCATCACCTACTACTTCCCGTGACATCATCGCACCGGCCCTCCCGCCTTCGCGACGGCTTCGGCTGAAGCAAGCTGCAGGCACATCGCGCCCATCGCTTCGCCATGGCGCAGCACCGCCTCCCGCGCCTCGGCTGGCAGCGCCAGGAAGGCCTTGATCTCGTCTTCGTGGATCTTGAGCCACTCCAGCGTGCGGGCGGCGCTGCCAAGGCGTTGCGTGTCGAAGTCCGCGACCTTGGGCGGACGCAGCTCGCGACACGAGCCGCCGTTCTGGATCGATGCCTGGCGCGTCTCGGCGAAACGCACCGCCTCGACCTGCTGGCTGAGCGAGAATTTGGGCAGGTCGGTCATCGGCCATCCCCGAAAAGGGTGCCGCGCTCGGCCCGACGACGCAGATGCTCCGCGATCGCCTGCATCATCGCGATCTCGTTGTCGGCCTTCTCCTGTCGCATCCGGCCTAGTTCGACCTGCCGGGCGTAGACGCGCTGGCGCTGGCGGACCTCGCGCTCGGCACAGGCCGCAAGCTGCTCGAAGGCGAAGACGGGCGCGGTCATCGGGCGCGCCTCGCATAGTGCTCGACCAGCCGCGCCTCGAAGTGATCCTGAGCCCGCACGCCTTTTTGGGTCAGGCTAGCGCGGCGAGCATCGAGCAGTGCCTGGTCGACCGGGACCGTTTCGGCGATGTCGAGACGCGACCGCCACTCGGCATGATCAGCGAGGACATTCGCGAAGGCCATAAGCACCATGCCGTTGAGCATGCCCGGCAGGTCGCCGGCGGCGGTGCGCGCATGAGTGAAGACGACATCGGCAAGATGCGCGCCGCGCTCGCGCCAGATCTTCTCGCAGGTCACCGTCGCATTGGTATCGCCCGGCGACATCGTCGAGGCGTCTTGATGCGCGCGAAGCCGGATGCCGCGCCGGGCGAGGCAGGCAGCGAGAGGGCCTGCCACTTCGTCGCCGGCCGTCACACGCGCATTGAAGCGGGCGACCGGCGAAACTTTGGTCTGTGTGCCGTTGATCGCAGTGAACGCCTTGGCCTGCGCCGCACGATCCGCCTGGATGACGGCACAGGGCACCTGCTCTATGCCGAGCAGTGCCGCAGCCGTCGTCCGGTGCTGTCCATCGACGATCGCGAATATGCCGCCTTCGACGGGCGAGACAGTCACGGGCGAGAAGAACCTCCAGTCGAAGTTTTCTGCAATCTTGCGGACGGTCTTTCGGCCGCCGGCGCTGACCGGGCGCTGATAAGCCGGATCGACGACGAGTTGCTCGATCTTGATCCAGCGCTGGTCGGGAGCGGGGCCGAACGAAGCGGGTGCCAGCACCGCGGCGTAAGTGGATGTGTCGATCGGCTGGAATGTCTTCACGACCTTTCCTCCCGCGCCGCGAGCAGCTGGGCGAAGTAGCGCCCGGTCGCGGTGAGCCGGGCGCGCTTCTGGCGACGGATCGTGGTGACAGCGGCCAGGCCCTGATCGGCCAGGCGCGCATAGGTCGAGGGCCGGTCGCGCGTGATGTCGACCTGGGCCGTGCCAGGAGCCGCGCCGAGCTTGATCAAGGCGCGCTCTTCGGGACCGGTGAAGGGGCGGAAGCGGATCATCACTGCACCGTCTGGGCAGGGCCGACGCTGCCGTCCGGACCCACCTCGTGCAACCGCTCCTCGAGCGAGAGAATGTAGTCGAGCCGCTTCCGGATCACGGCATCGTCGCGCGGGCAGACGCCGGCCATGGCGGCGTTGTGCATGAGGGCCACGGCAGCCGTCAGCGCTGCGTCGAAGACGACGGTCAACCCGTTGATCGCGCCATGCCGCTCGGCGATGCCGTTGCCGACTCGCGCGAGCGAGGCCGTGAGCTCCAGCGACAGCCGATTGGTATGCCGCACCAGTTCTTCTCTCTGTTCGTCGGTCATGCCGCGCTCCTTTCGGCGAGCCGGCAATCCGCGGCGGGCACGACGAAGATCAGTCCGTCGTCCGTGCGGATGCGCAGATGGCTTTCCGAGCTCGGGCCGACGACGCGGGCCTTGAAGCGCAGCTCGCCGAGCTCGTGATGGAAGGTCTCGACCTGGACGAGGGCCTCGCGGGCGAAGTCCTCGGGCGTCGAGTCGTGGGGAAGGGTTTTGCCGCGGAGCCACATGTCAGGCGCCCTCCGGCTCGTGGCCGAACCACTCCAAGAGCTCTTCCGGTATCGGCCTATTCAATGCTTCCAGCGCTGCGACGAGGGGGCCCTGTTCGCCGCAGCCGCATTCGACCTCGAAGCTGCGGCACTCGATCAGCGCGTCGACCAGCTCGGTCAGCGCCTGTGAAGCGTTGACAGCCGATACAGCGAACTTCGCATCTTCGGCTTGTCGGAAGGAGGCGACCGGCTGGCTCGTATCGATCATGCCGAAGTTGTCGCGGAAGACGAGCGTCGGCACGCTGTCCGACTGGGCCCAGGGCGTCGAAGTCTTAGCCATGCCCACGTCCCTCACGCGGCCGCGAGGTCGATGGCGACCGTCGACCAGTTCGCCGTGGGGTCGGGGCGGTGCCTGAAGCGCAGATATTCCTTGGAGCCGATGATCCGGATGCTGTCGCGGATCGCCTCCATCGCGCGCTGCCAGCGTTCGTCCTCGATCTCCATGGCGAGCAGGGAGAACAGCTCGCCGCGATTGATCTGGCCTTCCTTCTCGACGCTGAAGACGCGGTTCACGAGGGCGCGCAGCTCGGGCCGACTTTCGGCGCCCCACTCCTTGAGCACCTCGTCCAGGATCTTCTTGGCCGTTTGCAGCTCGGCCCCGAACTCCAGCAGGTCGGCGATGCGGATCTCGATGCGCAGCGTGTCGTCGTAGCTGCGGAAGGTGACGTTGCCCTTCGCCCCGCCGGCGCGGGCGCCATACTGCTGTTCGAGCAGCGACTGGAAGCCGTTCAGATCCTCGAAGGTGTGGCCCTTGAAGCGGGCGATCTGGTCGGCAAGATCCGTGGCGAAGCGCATCACCTTGCGCACCATCTCGTCTTCGAGGAGGTGCTGCGCCTTGATCATGCCGAGCGGGATCAGGCGCCCCTTGGGGTCGCGCAGATGCTTGTCGCCGCTGACCTCGACGATGCCGGTGCCGACCGCCTGGGTCTCAGCCAGCACATCGGCCGCCAGGACGTGAAGCCCAGCCGTCGCCAATACGGCCTGCGCAATGTCGTCCCAATGGCCCTTCTCGATCATGCCGATCTCGGACCAAGAACGCCCATGAGCGCGAGGCGGGCAGACATCCAGCTTGCCTGCGGCTTCAAAGGCGGCGCGGGCAAGCGCCTCACGCGGGACTTCGGGAAGGGTCTCAGGCTGCATCGGTGATCTCCTGGGTGGCGGTTGAAGGCGGATTGAACGGGTCTGGCAGCGGCGCGTCGTCCTTGCCGAAGGTTTCGACGACGAGCTGGCAGAGCGCGACGATCTCGATGACGGGCACGCGCACCGCCTCTCGCTCTGGGGCGGCCAGGACGCGGCGTGCGGTGGCGAGCGGATCGGCGACGGCGGCGAGGCGCAGCACTCCGGTACGTCCGACGGCCGTCAGCGTGCCGAGCAACGCGTCGGTCACGTTCCTGAAGTGGAGGTCGTCGCGACGAAGCTCCTCGGCGCGCTCCAGCCCGTAGAGTACGGTGGAGTGGTCGCGACCGCCGACGGTCCGGGCGATCGTCGCGATCGACAGCGTGGTGAGCTGCTTGGCCAGCCAATAGATCGCGTAGCGGGCCGAGTTCAGCGTCTCCGGGCGCCGATCTGACAGGATGTCGAGCCGGGTGCAGCCGCAGACGGCGCAGACCGCCTGGATGACCGTGTCGACGGTGACGTGCCGCTCGCTCATGACCGCGGCGCCTTCGGGAACGAGACGACGTTGCCGTCGCCGAACGGGGCCGAGAGCGCGGCGAGACCGGGACGCGAGACATGGCCCGGCCCGCCGCGGTCCAACTCGCGTTGGATCTCGCGCTGCTGCTCGCGCAGCGCAGCCTGATAGGAGGGGGAGGCCGTTGCGGCGAGCAGGTCGCTCGCCACGGCGTAGAGCTCGTCCTCCAGCTCCTCGGCCTCGCCGGAGCGGCTTTCGAGGGCGTCGGCCTGCTGGGCACAGCGCCCGAGCAGGAGCGAGACACGCAGGCAGTTGGGCGGCGGCAGCTCGATCTGCTGGTCGGCATAGTGCCGCAGCAGCTTCGAAAGCTTGCGCAGCTCGACGGAGAGGACCGGAGCCATGGTTCAGCCCTCGGCCCGGCGCAGGCGGCGGTCGTGCTCGACGGCTTCGTGCGTATCGAGCGAGCAGAAGATGCCGAGGCCGAGGAAGCCGGCGCCGACCGCGACGCAGGCCATGACGATGCTGGCGGCCAGGCTGTCCGACAGCGGGATGGCGATGCCGCAGCCGAGCGGCGCCAGGATGGTCAGCGCGCCGGCGGCGAGCTTGCCGACCGAGGTGGCATAGGAGACGAGCGACATCAGGCGACGTCCTTCTGTTGACGATGCGGGCAGGTCTTGCAGGCATGGAAGAGCCGGGCGCGGGTCGAGTTCGTCGCCGCGAAGGGCGTGGTCTGCTCGGTGAGGCAGCGGTCGAGCGCGATTTCGCCCAGGATCGGGCAAATCACCGTCTCGCCCATCAGGGCGCCGCGGATGGCGGTGAAGACGCGGGCGACGTCGCCGCCATAGCGACGCGCCAGCACATGGCTGACGACGGCGTCGGAATAGCCGATGCGCTGGGCGACGGCGCGGGCGGTGGAAGCCTTGCAGGCCTCGGCCAGCGCCGCGACTTCCTTCGGCATCGCCTCGCCCCAGGCGGCCAACGCCTTCGCGACGGGATCGGGCTTGGCGGCGCCGCCGGGGATCGGACCACGGTTCATGCCGCCCATCCCTTCGGTTCGACGCCGTTAAGGTTAACCAGCTCGCGGGTGTTGCGATCGAACACGCTCTGTTCGCGATGCCGCGCGATCGGCGCGTAGGGCCCGGTGTTCATCCGGCGGAGCAACTGGTAGTGGCCCACCGTGCCAACACGGCCGACGAGGGCGACGTAGCCGGCGCGCCGCAGCCACCAGAGATAGTTCTGCACGACCGCGTCGCTGACCGGCGCCTCCTCGGTCGAAGCGGCGCAGGCCAGCTCGCGGATGGTGAAGCTCTGCAGCGCCCGCGCCGCCCGCCAGATCTGCTGGCGACGAATGGCCTGTCGATTGTGGAGCCGAGAGAGTGCCGGTGCCTGCCGCGTGACGGTCAGCAGGCGATAGGTCTTCTCGCAGCGGCCACCCCAATGACGGATGTCGGCCACTTCCGCATGCCCGTCGGCGACGAGAGCGAGCACGTAGTTGGTGATCGCCGGACGGGTGACGCCGCCGGTCCAGCCGAAGACGTCGTTGACCGTGAAGAGGCCATGCCGATCCTGGGCGATCTTGCGGATTTGCGCCCAGTAATGGTCGCCGCCGCTCAGTGGGCCTGACTGACCCCGCTTCATCACGCGATCCTCCGCGAGGCGCGCGCCGGCGGGGTGCCCGTGTAAAAGTCCGGCATCACACCGCCGGCGGCCAGGGCCCTGAGCCCGCGTGTGGCCGCGAATTCGCGAGCACGGTAGAGGTTGGTGACGATGCGGCGGGCCCGGCCTTCGGAAGCCTTGCGCATCGCTTCTAGAGCGGCGTCGTCGATCGGCAGCGTGGGGCAGAACAGGCTGGCGAGCTTGCGCGTGTCCTCCAGGTCGCAGGGTTGGGCTGCGACCCAGTCGAGCACGCGGTTATGGACGCGCTCGATCTTCATCAGCTTCTGCGGCAGCTGCTCCTCGCCGATCAGCACGATCGGCAGCTGCGCACCCTCCTGGATCTCGCGCACCAGCTCGACCATGCCCTTGTCGACGAGCTTGTCAGCCTCGTCGATGAACAGCGGCGGATGGTTGGGCTCAGCAAGGCGGATGATCACCTGCTCGGTCAGGTCCGCGACGGTGCCCTTTGGCTCGCGCACGCCGAGTTCCTTGAGGATGGCGCGCACCAGAGTCTTTTTGGTCCAGCTATCGCCGATTTCGATGCGCGGTCCGCCGGTCTTGTTCTGGGCGAATACCGCGGAATAGGTTTTGCCAAAGCCGGAGAAGCCGTGGACCACGCCGAAGCCGGGCATGTGGGCGCCGCGATCGTTGAGACGCTGCACCAGGCCGACCATGGCGACGACGTTCTTCAGGAGCGCCAGAGAGGCCGGGCGCGTGAAGCCGTCGGTCTTGATTTCGTTGGTCATTGCGTTCATCTGTTCCTCGTCAAGACTTCAATGGCCCCGCTTCGGCGGGGCTCTTTTTTGGTCGGCTCAACGCAACGCCGCCTCGCCAAATTCCTCGTAGAGACCGTCCAGGCCGCGCTTCTCGACGCTGCCGGCGAAGCCGCCGTAGAAGGCGGCCTGCTCGGGCGTGACCGGCTCGCCGGCCTCCAGCTTCGCGTGCAGGTCGAGCCAGCGCCTGTAGCGCTGCTGCGGTGTTTCGTGATCGCGCAGCGGGCGGACATTCGAGGGCGCCACGACGGGCGCCGCCTCGGCCTCCAGCTCGGCCATGAGGCGGGCATCGGCGTCCGACAGCGGCCGCACGGCCGGCGCATCGCCCCGGCGCATCGCCGCGATCTCCAGCCCGACATCGAGCGCCGGCGTGGTGTGGATTTCCGAGCGCGGCGGGAAGGCGACCAGGTTTCCGCTCTGAGCGTTTGCAGCGGCGAGGCGGCTGTTGAGCACGGTGCGGTCGGTGACCCGCTTGGCGCGCAGCAGCTTCTTGGCCTCGACCATCTGCTCGTCGACCATGCGCGCCTGCAGGGCCTTGCGCTCGGCCTGCAGGGCGACGGGGTCGATACCGGCCAGCTCGCCGTTGACAGCCCGCCCGAGCGGGCGATCGAGGCTTTCGTCCGCGAAGAGCCAGATCGTGCCCTTGTCGGCCGGATCGCACATTACGAAGACGCGGTCGCCGGTCAGCAGGCCCATCGGCTGGTAATGGAAGCCGTCGAGGCGGATGCCGCTTTTGCCCACGGTCCGATAGCCGTCGCCCTCGGGCGCCTGCATCAGCAGCACCGCCAGGGCGTCCGGATCGACGGTTCGGATCGGCCGTGTCGAGGAGGCTGCGCGGGCGAAGGGCGTCATCTTGCCAATGCCGCCATGGGCATGATGGGCATACATGTCGGCGGCCCAGACGTCGCAGATCGCCTGCAGCTCCTGTCCGGTCATTGTGACGTTGAAGGCGTCGTTGTCCTGGCCGAGACGCTGCGCGAAGGACTTCCGGCCCTCGATCTTCTTTCGCTGGGCGACGTTGTGGCCGACGAAGCCGGTCAGCATGCGCGAGCAGTCGGTCTGGAAGGTGCGAATGTTGCGCTCGACCACGCCCTTCTGCCAGGGCGAAAAGGCGTCCGAGCGGATCGCCTCGATCTGCAGGCGGTCGAACAGCCGGACCGTGGCCCGCGCGACGAAGTCCGAGCCGTTGTCGGTCTTGACCGCGTCGGGCACGCCCCAGGCGAGGATCGCCTTGCGCATCAGCATCTGCACGGCGATCGAGCGCGGCGTCTTCGAGACGAACAGGCTGATCCGGCGCGACCAGTAGTCGATGCAGACATAGATCGAGTGCCGGCCATCGACGCACATGGCGTCGACCGGCGAGGCGTCGATCTGCCAGAGCGCGTTGAGATGCGGCGCCATATGGGCATAGGAGCCCGAAACCTTCATCTTCGAGCGGAAGCCGTCCGGATCCATGATCTTGAGCAGACCGGCGGCGTAGTCGTGCTTCCATGCCTTGAAGCGGATCTCGAAGGCGCGCTGGCCGGGCAGCTCCAAGCCGGCGGCAGCGAGCCGCGGGCCGAACTCCTCCTTCAACGCTATGTGAATGTGGCTGGCGGTGTAGAGGTCATTGAGCGAGTGCAGCGCGATCGCGAAATGCTTGATCTCGCCGTCGAAGGCGCTGTCGAGCACGCCCTGGCCGCGTCGGCCGGCGCCTTTGTCCACCGCCAGGCGATCGGTCTGGCCCTCGCGGGAGGCGGCAAGCCAGCGCAGCACGGTGCGGGTCGACAGCCGCGGAAGCAGCTGGGCCGCCCAGGCCGGAATGTCGACCCGACCGAGATTGTAGAGGTCGACGAAATAGCTGATCGCCAACGTCTGCTTCATCTCACTGGTGCGGATAAAGGCCTTCAGCGCGCCGAGCACGGCGAGACGGGCGTCGAGCTGCAGGGTCGAGGCGCGGGTAGCGGTGACCGGCGGCTTGGGCGCGGCCTGGAGGGCTTCGGCCGGGGCGGAAACCTCCTGCTGCGAAGCCTGGGGACCAAGGTAGGCCAGGCGTGCCGCCACCGGCAGCAGGTTGACGTGATACTCCAGCCCGCCGCCGCGTCCGGCGCGCGGCCGGCACCAGGCGGCAAAGCGGGCCCAATCCTCGCGCTCGGCCATCATCCGAACCCCGCGGTCGGTGTTCGGCATGACGGGCAGCGCCAACTCGGCGAGTTCGGAGGAGGTCAGCCAGAGCTTCACCGGCCGCCTCGCGCGTCTTCGGCTGACGTGTCAGATGTCCAGCCGGCGGCCTCAAGTGCGTCAGCGACGGCCGCGCGCTGCTTGTAGAGTTCGAAGAGGGCCAAGCCCTCGGGCGTGTCGTAGCCATATTCTCCCGGCGCGCCGAAAGCGCCGTGAACGGCATCGACCGCCTGGCGAACCGAGACGAGCAGGAACATGTCAGCCGGGCTCATGCCTCACCGCCCTTCTTGGCCTTGGCAGGCTTCGCGGGAGGCGTCAGGGCGGCGATGCGGCCGCCGACCATGCCGTAGAGGGCCTGCAGCTCCGCGAGCGACAGCCGGAAGACGATCGGCTCCAGCTTCATCAGCGGCGTCTCGACCGCGCGGACCGCGCCGCCCTCCGGCACGAAGCCGCCGATCACGCGAGCCTTCGCGACGTTGGTGGCGGCGTTGGCCGCGATCAGCCCGGCGATGGTTACTTGGTCGGCCGCCGGCAGCGCCGCGAGCGCCTGCAGCTGCGCCTGGTTGTCGGCGAGCTTGGTGCCCCGGATGATTGCGACGGCTTCGGGCGAGAGAGCGGCGGCGAGCGCCACGGCGTTGCTGATCGTCTTGACCGAGACGCCCGTCTGCCGTGCCGCATCCTTTGCGAAGGAAGCAAAAGCGGCAATGTTTGCCACTTTTCCGGCTTCGCTGATTTTCTTCGGCTTTTTGGCCTTGCCATGAGCGGTTTCGGGGTTCAGCGCCTCGTAAACGCGTTTGCGCTCAGCGAGAAAGAAAGCCCGATCAAGCGGCGACAGCTCTTCGCGCGCCAGGTTCTCGTCGATTTCGATGAGGCGGGCCTCATCATCCGTGCACTCGACGAGGACGGCCGCGATCTGCTCGCGTTCCAGGATGGCCATAGCGGCGCAGCGGCGGCCTCCGGCGATCAACTTAAGACCATTGCCTGTCGGGTGAACGCGAACGACGATGGGCTGTAGCTGGCCCAGCTCGCTGATCGAGGCGGCGGTGAGCTGCGCATTTGCGATCGTGACTGGCCTGAGCCTGTCGCTCACGTCGATCGTTGCAAGATCAGCCAAGAAAAGAGGCGAGCCAGCGGTTAGGGCAGCGAGGAGGTCCATCACGCGGCCCTCGATGCGCTGATCAGGCCAATGCGGTTGCCGCTGGGGTCGTAGAACTGGGGCCAGATGGTATGGCGCGGCACGCCCAGTGCCTCAGAAATGAGGCCTTGGACCTTTGGGGCCGGGCGTTCCATGCCGCCATAAACGGTAAAGCGGCTGAGGTTGTTTTGCCTCGCCAGCTCGGCGGCGGTGATACCCTTCTCGCGAAGCGCGAAAATGATCGCCTGTTTGGTCCAATTTCTCGCCATGGGTGTCCCATCTCGCAATGCCGGATTTGGCGTGTTAACCACACATCTGAACGGCACTTGTGATCTTATCATCGAATATGAGAGGCGATGTCAACTCATTTTCGAGGATTAGCGAGATGATGAGCGAAATTCGATGATCGACCGTGCAGAATTGGCTGGCAGAATCGATGAAACGATCCGGAAAACCGGGGCGCGCGAGGCCATCGCGGCGCGCACAGGCATCCCTTTGGCCTCGTTGGACCGTTATTGCCGCGGAGAGTCTGACGTCCCGGCCACACGGCTAGGAGCGATTGCGCGCGCATGCGGCGTAACCACCGATTTCCTCGTTTTTGGGGGGTCGGACCCCTCGAAAATGACGATGTCGCAGCAGATCGTTGCTCTGGACGACGACATTGTGTGGATTCCGCTGCTCGACGTGATCGCTTCGGCCGGCCCTGGCGTTAGCAATCCTTACCCGTTCGAAATCGACCGCCTGCCGTTCCCACGCCGATGGCTCGTGCAGCTCGGCGTGCCTGAAGAGTTCGTCCAGTTCATTCCGATCCATGGCGACTCGATGGAGCCCACCGTACGGGACGGATCGGTCGCGCTGGTCGACACGCGCTTCCAGGCACCCAGGATCGAGGCGATCTATGTCATCGTGGACGACGACGATGTTCGGTTGAAGCGGATCGGCCGTGGCCTGGCCGGCAGCTTGACCCTGATCAGCGACAATGAGCGCTATGAGACCGACATCCTGTCGTCGATCGATGCGGCAAAACTTAAGTTGGCAGGCAGGGCATTCTGGGCAGGAGGCAAGATATGA